CCGTGGAGTTGCCGATCAAAACGACGGGAGCGGTAGTCCACCTGTTTCTCTGAGTATTGGGTGTCGCCATACGAACGCCATCCACTAGTGGTGACGAGATTTCCGCCAGTCATTTCGGACAGCATCAAATCGCTCAACTCCACACGATCACCCATGCGGATGCGCGGCAGTGATTCCTTCGTCTTCGTGCTACCGATGTAGCCCATGAGCATCCAGCCTTCGTCCGTCTGTATACGAACGCGCCATCGCCACACGCTCATCTTTATGTCATACGCTTTTTGTCCAGGAGAATCCACATACGGGCTGTACCCCTCCCGATCTCCAATACGAAAGCGCGTCCTCTTGTACTTTTCTGTCTTCACGGGAATATCAAACACTGGATACAACTGCACGATCTTGCCGCTGATGTCAAACGGACGCTTGAAATACTCGGGCTTCGGCTTTGGGCGGTCGCCGTGTTCCACGCCTTCGCGCAGTTCTCCCTCTACATCCATGTCAACCACTGTGTAGCCTGGAAACATACGCGCCAGATTGTTTGCCACGCGATTCTTGCCGCGCTGAAGCGCACGATCACGCAGCAGGTTCTCGCCTGTTGCCGCAGAGATAATGGAAACAGTCTTGCGGAAGCGGTCAACGCGACCCTGATAGTCCGTCATGCCGCTCGGGTTGCGTGTTCGCTTTGCAGCAGCAAGGTACTCAGGCAGATCACCGTGAATCACATCATGTGCGGTTTCGCCTTGCGGAATCTCGTACACCACGATCTTGCCGTGATCCCACCACCACAGCAGCGGCAAGTACTGGCGCAGAGTCTTTACATCGGTTGTGGGTGGCAGTCCCCACTTCTCAAGCCAACGAGCATTGGGGTTGTCATGTCCTGTGTCGGTGTACGATGCGTACTGTTTGCCGTCATAGGTGGTTTCGCCACGCAACCGCTCAAGCGTCTTCGCAGCGGTTTTTTTGTAGCCGCGTGGCTTGCGTGCGCCCTTGACCGCTTTGGTTGCAGAGATCACGGCTTCGCGGAGATGGTCGGTGAATGATTTCATGTTCACGCTGTTTTCAGTTGGTAGGACGGAAACAACCGCTCTAGTTTGCGAGTGATGAGTTCTGTGGTGCGCTCACTTGCTCCAATGTTTGCGGACATGGTTTTGGTCTTGTGGTCAATGCGCCCCTGTGCCTCTATTTCACTGAAATCAAATTCAGGAAAAAGATCGGTGTGGTGCTGCTGTGTGTGCTGCAAGTCGCGCTGAACGATTCGCCCACGATGCCACACCCACAAGGACACTACGCCTGGACGAAGCCACTTTGCGCCCATCGGTGCGGTCTTTGCTTCTTTTGCAGTAGGCTTTCGGAAACTCTTTGCGTGTGCGGCATCGCTTGCCGCAAAGAATCCAACGCGGAAGTAGTCCATCGGACTGGCTTCAGAAATGTACTGCATGAACGACTTCATGCGGTCTGCCATTCCCGTGGACGAGTCCACTTGTACGCTTCGGTGCCTCGCGCACCGCCCACGCGAATGGTCTGCACCTTGCCGTCCGCGCTGTTCAGCGTGGCAGGAGCGCGGCTGATCTCGCGGAGTGCTGCGCGGATGGAGGTGTTGTTGGTGCCCTCAAGGGTGGGCGACCCTCCGAATCTGCCGCCGCTGTACACCTTCAGCCAGCCCCTCATGTACGCCACACGCTGCACTTCGTATGCCAGGTCAACGCTGCCGCTCAGAATCGCGGCGCGTGTAAAATCCTCGTCATACGGATACTCCGTGCCTTCGTTGTCGTAGTACTGTCTGCCCAGAGAGTTCAGGTACTGGGCTTCGGCAGCCAGTGCGCGATTCAGTTCAGCGGTGGTGATCCCGAATCGCTTGGGGTCTTTCACGATCTGTGTCACATGGAACTGTCCTTGCAGGTTCAGTTCGTCCATGTGGGAGAAGGTGAACCACCCGCGCTGCGGATGCCACCAGCCTGGTGTGTTCTTGTCGCCCATCCACGGGAACACTTTGCGACTGGTCTTTCGTCCTGCCGCTGCCAGTGCCGCCGCCGCTGTCCGTGACATGACACCGCCGTACCGCTGCGCCTGTCGCCGCTCGAACGCACGATCCTTTGCAGAGCGTGGCTGTGTCCATGCTGCGGGTGTGTACGCATTGGGGTTGTCCTCAATGGCAAGACGCTCGGAGATGTACTGGCGGAATCCCTTCATGCCCTTATTTAGGCAAAAGAAAAACCCCCTTGCGGGGGTTGGGTGGCGTACACGAACCAAAGGCTTCGTTTCAATCGTAACCATCAAGTCCTGGACCGTCCATCTCGCGCCGAGTGGGACGGGTGGCACGGCGTTGGTCATCGGCATCCCTGTACCCGCCCATCTGTGCGTTGTAGTCTGCTCGAACAGCCCTGTCGGGATGGTTGCTCATTGTTCTGTGCCACTCTCTGGTCCGTGCGTGGTGTGCAGCCCAGTCACCCTTGCTTTTTTGTTTTGCGGCTGCGTGGGCGGGAGTGCCTTTGCGGATTGCTTTTCCTCCCTTTCCGTACAGAGTCTTGGATTTTTCCTCTCTGCTGGATGCCCGTTCGTGAGCCGCTAGAGCCTTGCGTGCTTTTGAACCACTACCAGGCTTCATCCAGTCTGCCATTAACTTGTCGTGTTTGGCTTTGGTTTCTCTCCAACGATCATAGGTCTGTGCCATCTCAAACAACTCATCGGGAGCCAGGTCTAGTTCCTCGCAGAGAGCCAGCAGTGCGGCTTCAAGAGCAGCGGTGTACTCCTGTGCCTCATTCAGTGCAGCCTGTGGGTTCTGAACTTTGGCAATGCTCTCGTTGAGCGAGCGGTAGTTGTCGTGGTTGAATCGTGCCATGTGTAGTCTCCTGTGTGGATTACTTGCGCTTGGACTTTTTCGCTGAAGTCTTTCTCGGTGGATTCTCGTAGCGATTCAGTTCAGCGTCCAACTTGTCTGCCAGTTTTTCAAAACTGGTAGCCCACTTCTGCAACTCTGCCTTGTGTGCAGGTGTCAGGTCTTCGGGTCCAGCAACCATGTATCCCAACATATCCCAGTTCCCGCCTCTTGACCACATATCAAACAGTCTGCTGGCTTTATCGTAGATTCGGGTCATAGCCAGTGCGGTGCGGAACTCGTCTTCGTTTTTGATTGCCTCTGACAGTGGTTCGGTGGTGTCTCGCGCCTCGCCCACCACGCTCTTGATGGTGGTGTGGAGCCGCTTGTGGGCTTTCTCTCCTGCCTTGCCTGGCTTCTCCTCTAGGTCTTCGGCATTGGCGGCTTTCAGCCGTGCCGCTGCTGCTCGTTCACACGCGCTCGCTTCTTCCAGAGCGTGTCCCGCGCCCTTCGACCGCAGAATGCCACGAATGTCTGCCAGTTCACGGGAAGCGTCCTTGTCGCCGCGCAGCACCAGCCGCTCGTACTTCTTCTTTAGTTCACGCAACTGTGTGGTGCTTAACTTTTCCAATTGGGCGCGAGTGTGGGATTCGGCTACGGGCTTCGCCTCGTACTTGCCACCCTTCGGATCATGCGCCTTTGGCTCTCCCTTTGGGGTCTTCTTGCCCTTCGGTGCAACAATCTCAGAAATGGTGCGAGTGAGGTCGGGATGGGAGTCTTTACGGAATGGAAACTGGTTCATTGTGGGCGGTTCTCCTGTGAAATTATGTAGCCTTCCAAAGGAGTACGAGCAGAGGAGATGCGTAGCAAACGATTGAAGAATTCACGGCGTTTACCACAGCCACCACACTCGGGAATGCCTAGAGCGTGTGTGATGGAGGATATGGCATCACCTAGACCGAAACCCGCACTGGTAGCACCAGAAGGCGGATTAGAGGGAATATTTGAGAATGTAGCCCCACTTTGTGACACTTTGACCCACCTTTTGTATGCTGTGAAATAATAGGGTTGTGCGTGTGATACCGTTTATTGGGGTCCGTACTTGCGACCACGCAGAGAGGCAGCGCGATCTAAGTTCTCGCGGTATTTCTTAGGCACACCCCGCGCAATCTTCGCCGCGAGTTCTTTAAAGTCCGCGCCTGGTCCCACCTTAGCGTCTGCACCCATCACTGGCGCAGAGATACCGCGCTCTACTTTGCGCTTGCGGCAAGCGGGACACGGCTCCCCACAGGGGAGGTCACGGTCGTCTATCTTTTTAATGTCTTCGAAAGCGTGGTGACACGCACGGCACTGGTACTCATAGGTGGGCATGGTGTAGATTCTCCACCTCTATGTATCAGCACTCCCGTGCGAGTTTCCTCATGTACTTGCGGTGTTCCTGTAGCAGTACACGGCGAGGGATGGGCAATTTAAACTTTCTGCACAGTTCTAATGCCTCGGTTTCGGTCTGTGCTTCCAGCGTGTAGTAGTCCTTCTCTCTGTAGATGGGATCGTCACGCTGCCACTGTAGAAAATGGGCGTACTCATGGACAAGGGTGTACAGCCAGTCAGAGGTGCGGCGACCACCAACGGCGACACGCAGCACGCCGTTCTGTCCTCTGGCGTGCCACGGCTCCAAGAAATAGCCTTGGCAGCGTTCACCCCCACCATTTACTTCATGACCAGGTGACAGGATGAACCGCACATTGCACTTCTTGCACTGCTGGCGCACGGTTTGGAGAAAGGTTTGTACGCGGGGGTTTTTCATGTAAGCCATTGGAACTCCTCGGGTTAGACCACTAGTAGGTAGTCTAGTCTAGCACAGAAATCCGTGAAGAATAGGGGCGGGAACTACTTTAGTTCGCATTCAAAAATTTGTGCTGCTGGAGCACCCAGCGTGCTGGCGTGCAGGCTCGTGACTGTACTCATTAAGTGCGGTGTTAATTGATTCATTCGGTGCGGACGATTGGAATATTCGGGGCGCGGGAACAGGGCAGAAACGCCCCCTGCGAGGTTATCGGACCTCGCTGTCCCCGTAACTCCTTATTTGACAGGTAGTTACGATTTTCGGCGGGTGACCCTTGCCGAAACCCACATTTTCCAGTACAATTTAGGCATGGTTCCGATTCTCTCTGCCACTACCCCGTCCGCTCCCACTGCTGCGAAGTCGATGCTTGCGCGTCTGCTTGCGGCTGAAAACATTTCGGTTGTTCACCAGAACATCCCGACCGCGTTCTTTGACCTGAAGACGCGCAGTCTGCACCTCCCGCTGTGGAGCAACGCCAGCGGTGCGCTCTACGATATGCTTGTGGGTCACGAAGTGGCTCACGCGCTGTTCACTCCTGCGAACGGTTGGCGGGATGCGATTGATTCGGTTGCTGCCGCCACTGGCTGCGACAAGGACACTGCGAAGCAGTACCTGAACATCGTTGAGGACGCGCGCATTGAGCGCATGATCCAGGCGAAGTTCCGTGGTCTGAAGTCGGACTTCATCGGTGCGTACAAGACCCTGATGGAGCGCGAGTTCTTTGGCGATATTTCAAATCCCAACAGCATGATCTTTGCTGACCGCTTCAACCTCCACTTCAAGTGCGGTGTCCACGCTGGCACGGTGATCCGCTTCAGCGCGGAGGAAGCCGTGTTCGTGACCCGTGGCGAGACTGTTGCGACTTGGGCGGATGTCGTGACCCTCGCGCAGGACATGATCACCTACGCGCAGGAACAGGCGGCGAAGGCGCAGCAGCAGCAGGATCAGCAGTCTGCCGCTGCTCCCTCGGACGAAGGCGACGAAGACGGCGAAGGCGTGGATGCCGAAGGCGAGACTGGTGAGCCGCAGGACGGCGATGCCGAAGCGAACAACGGCAGCGGCAAGGGTGACGAGTCGCAGTCGGACTCGCAGGATCAGTCGCAGTCGCCTGGCGACAAGCCCTCGGATTCGCAGGAAGACGGCGAGTCTGCCGCGAAGGGCAACAACGCGAAGCGTGTCGTGAACAACGAGATGCAGAGCGCGATTGCTCCGCAGACGAATCAGAACCTTGAGAAGGCTCTTGAGCAGTTTGCGAAGACGAGTGACGGCGTGGACGAGATCGTGCGCGTGAGCGCGGACAATATTTCACAGTCGGCGCGTGTGGTGGACTTCAAGACCGTGCTTTCTGATATGCGTTCGTCTGCCATGAGCCGCTACATGGGTGCGCCTGTCCGCATCGCTGACTACACCACTGCCTCGGTCACGATGGCGACCGCGTTCAACCGCCGCAAGGCTGCTGACAACTGGCGGCGCACTAGCGTTGCGAAGACGGGTTCGCTTGATACCCTCCGCATGAACCAGTACAAGTGGAACGAAGACATCTTCCGCCGCACCACCCGCATCGCTGACGGCAAGAACCACGGCATCGTGATTCTGCTTGACTGGTCGTCCTCCATGAGTCCGATCATGCAGTCCACCATCGGTCAGTTGTTCATCCTCGCGGACTTCTGCCGCAAGGTCGGCGTTCCGTTCGAAGTGTACGCTTTCTCGGATCAGATGTACACGAACGGCAAGGACTACCTCAGCGCGACCGCTGTGCAGGAGCGCGAAGCGGCGTGGGATGCCGATCAGAAGCGTCGCAAGAACGCCCAACTCGTCACCCGCGATGTCACGATGCTGAACTTCCTGTCCTCGCGCATGAACGGTGCGGAGTACGAAGCCGCGAAGACCTGCCTGTGGAACTGGCGACAGATGGGTACTTGCGACCACCGCTACGCGCTCAACGGTACGCCGACCACTGCGGCTCTCGTTGCTGCTGCTGATCTTGTGGAGTCTTTCGTGAAGCGTACCCGTGTGCAGATCGCGCACACTATCGTGCTGACTGACGGTGAACCGACCGACTGCATTGACTTCAACATGGATGCCGTCACTGGCACTACCGCCAACAGCCGCGACTACTCCAAGCGTTCGGCTGTCGTGATCGCTGATCCGCGCACGGGTGCTACCTATGACCTGTCGCGTCTCCGCAAGTACACGAAGGACGAGTACGGCTACCGCAAGTTCGCGGGTTACTTCCAGTTCGGTTCGGAAGGCATTCCTGAAACCGTTCAGCACCCCCACGCCATGATCGCTGCGGACATCATCCGCCGCCGCACTGGCGCGAAGATCCACTGGATCGGTCTGACGCTGCACCGCAGGAGCATTGATCCCTCGCACTACGGCATGGTGTGCAAGGACAACAATTGGAAGCGTGACGGTTTCATGCGCGGCGATGTTTGGGGTTGGGACTCTGCCATCGTGGTGGATGCCGACCGCTTCCTCCGCGAGGCGAACGGCGAAGTGTCCCGCACCGCGCAGCAGTTCCTTGACAAGGCTGAAGAGCGCATGGACAATGCCCACACGAAGGGCGCACTGGCGAAGGCGTTCATGGAAACGCAGATCGCGCAGGGTTCGCTCCGCACTGTGGCGACCCACATCGGTGAATGCCTCGCGGTGTGAAAAACTCCCTATTTTCTGCAAATGGTGTAAATCGTTTAGTTACAAGAGGTTACAACGGATATTATCGGACGCGCTGTCCCCGTTGGGATTGAAAAAAGCCTAGGAATACAGTACAATGAACCACATGAAGACCGCTTCTTTTACCGTTTCGTCCACTCAGCACTCTTTCATCGCCGCCGTGCGTTCGCACCTTGCGAAGCACGGACTCACTGCGAAGTCCACTTGCAACGGTCAGAGCGTTCAGTTCTCGCCGCTGTTCAAGGCGGCTCACGCCGCTGGCTACGCTGCTGTTCCCGCGTGGTGCATGAGCAGCGACCGCAAGGTGGGTCGCGGCGTGTACGCGCTGCCTGAACTCTTTGCGGACGATGCCGCGTTCACGATCACCGAAGTGAAGCGTGGTCGCAAGCCTGGCAGCAAGTCTGCCAAGACCGCGAAGCGTATGGAGTCGAAGGCTGTTGCGGCTCCCGCTCCTGTCGTGACTGCGAACGCTCCCGTTGTTGAGGAGTGCAGCGCGGTCGCTCTGACCGCTGGCACGGACACTGCGGAACTCGCTCGTACGATCACGCAGGGCGAGAGCGAATCGTTCACGCCGTCCACGGATGACAACTACATTCCGTGGGGCTACCACAACGAGATCAAGTCGATCATCAAGTCGAAGCGGTTCTGCCCCGTGTTCATCACGGGTCTGAGCGGCAACGGCAAGACCACGATGGTCGAACAGGTCTGCGCGTCCCTCAAGCGCGAGTGTGTGCGCGTGAACTTCACCGCCGCGACCGATGAGGACGAACTCCTCGGTGGCTTCCGCCTCATCGGTGGCGAGACTCGTTTCGTGCCTGGTCCCGTGCTTGTCGCTATGGAGCGCGGTGCGGTGCTGCTCCTTGACGAGATTGACCTCGGCGGTCACCTCATCATGTGCCTTCAGTCGGTGCTTGAGGGCAAGGGCAAGTTCATCCCGAAGATCGGCAAGTATGTGCGTCCTGCGCCTGGCTTCACCGTGGTCGCCACTGCGAACACGAAGGGCAAGGGCAGCGATGACGGTCGTTTCGCTGGCACGAACATCCTCAATGAGGCGTTCCTTGACCGCTTTGCGTTCACCTACGAGCAGGACTACGCTGACCCGAAGATTGAGAAGCGGATTCTCAAGAAGGTCGCGGACGGGCTTGGCGTGGACGATGATGCGTTCCTTGACAACCTCGTTTCGTGGGCGGACATCATCCGCAAGTCGTTCAAGCAGCAGGTGGTGAGCGAGATCATCACCACGCGCCGTCTGCGCGACATCGTGTTCGCGTACTCCGTGTTCGGTGACAAGATGACCGCGATTGAGCGGTGCGTGTCGCGGTTCGACCCGACCACGAAGGAGTCGTTCGTGCAGTTCTACACGAAGGTGGACGCGGACGCGCAGCCGAAGCCCGCTGAGGCGACCGATGCCGCCGCGAACACCGCGAAGGCGAACGATCCCAACGCTTGCCCGTTCTGATCGGAGGACACCATGAGTACGCTCGGCGGAATCAAAATCGTCCACACCCCCCAACAGGGGAAAACGCTTCACGAACACAACCAACTCAAAATCAAGTTTCCGAACGGGTACTCCGCAAGTGTGATCTATGGCGCACTCGCGTACAGTACAAACGAACGCGGTGAGCGTATCACCGCACCGCTCGGAGACATGGAGTACGCAGCCAGTGTAGAAATCGCAATCTACAATCCGCAAAATGAACCCGTCCCGTTCAAGGACGGCACCGAAGTCAAGGGATTCGTCCCGCTCACCGAACTGTTTCAGATTCTCAACTGGGTCGCAACCCGCTAACACAAAAGGAAATGCCTTCAATGACTACGAACAACAACACGCTTCCCCTTCTCGCCTCCTACACGCCTGGTCAGATCGAATTCATCAAGTTCCTTCAGACCAATCGCGCTGCACTCACGGTGTACGATCACTGCACCGTGAACCGCAAGGACTTGGTGGAATTGCTTCAGAAGTCTCCGTACATCGCGGTTCCTGCTTGGATCGCGGCTACGAAGACTCGCCGCGCGGGACGGGGCAACTATCTGATCCCCGAAATCCACGCGGACATCTCCACGCTCACTGTGAACACGAACAAGCGCGGTCGCAAGCCTGGTTCGCCCAATCAGAAGGGACGAATCTCGCCGCCGACCACGCCTCCGACCGCTCCGATCACCACTGCACAGCCCCAATTCAGCACCACGAACGCCTAAACCCATGCGACTCATCGCCATCATCGTCACTTCCCTCTCGCTCACTGGCTGCTACACGCAGACGAACATCACTCGCACCGTGCGACACCCTGACGGATCGGTTGAAACCTACGAGAATCGCTCTAACGGTTACAACTACAATCCGAATTTCACGGGTCACATGGACAACAACTACCAGATTCGCGCAAATTCGGACGCATCGCAGCGCATCAATGCGGATTTTGCCCCGCCGATGTCGCCCAACGGTCAGTACACCATTCGCTAAACCCCTCGGAGACTCAAAAGTGGCACTCGGAATGACTACGATCAAGATTCAGCGCGCACGGATCGCGTATCTCACTGCTGAAATCTCTCGTCTGCGGCGTGAAAACGAGCGTCTGCGCCGCGCTTGTGAAGTTTTTGACTTCAATCCCACGCCTGAACCGCGCACTGACGAGCGCGACTACGGTTTGGGCGGCTCGGAGTGGGTTGATCCCGTCAGTGGGATCGACTCATGGGACGGAAAGAACGGCGCAGACTAAAAAATCCGTCCCTGTAACTCAGTTGGATAGAGTAGCGACCTTCTAAGTCGCAAGTCAGTGGTTCGAATCCACTCAGGGACGCTCAAATGACCATGCACTACACCACCGTTTCACAAAATCGTGTGCTGCTCTGGCAGCACGGCAGCAATTCACCCTCCGCAACCGTTGCCCGCAACGCTCAAACCGCCTGGGTCAGTGGAAATCAAATCATTGTGCAGTTCACAAACGGCTCAACAGGCATTTTTGAAATCACTCGCTCTGGCACGAACGCCTATCCCGTCCGCATCACTCGCTAAAAGACCACACACCATGCCCCGACTTCTCATTTCTGACGCTGACCTCCGTGACGACACCATTGACTGGGACGATTTCGCAAATTCAATCCGCTCGGACGCTGATCCCCGCGAGATCCGCCGCCCCACTGACGAAGACGAGTGGGAAGACGAGTGGGACGGCGACGAAGATCCCGACTAATTAAATCCTCGGCACTGTAGCCCAATGGCAGAGGCATTCGACTCAAAATCGAAACAGTGTGGGTTCGAGTCCCACCAGTGCTATTCAAGAAAGACCACCAATGAACACTAAAGTATTCCAATCCACTGCCCACACCCACCACTGCTCCCACTACCGCGTCCTCATGGAACCGTTCAGCCAAGGCTCCACCACTGTGACCTTCCACTACGATCCCAACGGTGGCTCCACATTCGTGTGGCTCACCTGTACAACGCGGGACGGCTCACCCCTCGCAGTGCTGAATGATGCCTACCGCCTAGAGCGCGACTGGCACATCTCCCTGTTCACTGACAATGCGCGTCAGGTATGGGATGACCTGACTGCGCGAGGATGGGTTCTGATTGCACAGGGCTTCCTCGGCATCAAAACTAAATAAAACGCAGAGACTAGTGGTTCGTCCACTGGCGTGATTCGTTCGCGCCTCATCTGCAACGCCCCTGTCTGCCTACGCACAGACAGGGGCTTTTTTTATTTCTACGCTCTGCGCTCTCTGCGCCACTCTGTCGGAGAACAGTGTACGGCGAGTGCGGTGGGGGTTTACCGTGCGCGTTAGCACAGCGAAACCAAATCCATTCATTTCAGTTTTAAAAATTGACCGTGGGACTCCCACCCCACCACAGTTTTCAAATATTGGGTTCCCATCCCCACCCCCCACAACTTTTCAAATATTCAGACCGCCGAGACTCCCCCCGCACCCAATCGGTTTCCCACAGTAAAGTACACTAAAGTAAACCCCACACCATTGACTGCCTCCCCCCACACGCTACACTCTACCTGTAACCCCCCAACAAAAGGACACACATGGACACAGATACATTTAGCCCCTCTGATCTTGATTTGCTCCACCTCCGAAACACGGCAGAGGCATTCATAAACTCAAAAACCGCAGACGATGCGGATATAGACGAAAAGGTGTCTGTAATCGCCCAAGCGTACATGACGGCTCTTGCCTACGAGTACTTCACCCAAAACGCTCCTGCGCTGGCGCAGTCGGCTAGGGAGTCTGTGCTGCGAAACTTCACGAAACATGAGTCGTATGGGCTGTTCCTGTCTGCTTTACGCCACACAGGGGAAAACCTGCCACCACGGGAACTGGTGTTTTTTGTTCAATTTATGATGATGCTCCACACCGAACTGTGCAGGGATCGTGGGCTGTGGGCGGCGGCGCGTGACCACGCAATCGCTCATCACGGGCTGAACATGACTGTTGGCTACGGTCGCCAGTAAAAGTAAAACCCGCCCACAAATCCCATCTTTTAATTCTTGACTGTTTGCTGTCTGACAGTACAATTCAGACCAAAGGAGACACTTTACTATGGACACTACAGACACAGACAACACCACAACCGATTCCACCCCTCGCCATTTTGTGCCGTTCGCGCCGAACATCACCCCCGAAGAACTGGAAGCAGGAGGATGGGTGTGCAAGACAAGCAAGTGCGGCTCAAGCGATACATGGACGCTGCCAGGCACCAACATGATGATCACGACAAACCACTTGTGGAGGGCAAGCGAATTGCCACAGTGTAATGCCGATTATTTCAAGCCGCTGCTGACGGACACAGAGGAGTCCATGTGGTGGCAAATACAGGTGTGTGTCAGCGGGTTCGAACTAGACGAGGAAGGATTCCCATCAGGTGATGACGGGAATATTATTATTCGGACAATTTCACACCTGTTCCTGACTCCAGAAGGGCGGGAGCATATTGAGAAGGCAGAGCAGGAAAACGATTTTTGGTGTTTGCAAGACGAACACTTCTCCACTACAGTAGATGTGTTCACGGAAACTGCCGCCGAGTGGTGCGAGTATCAGAAAATGATCCGATCCGAAGCCTACAAGCCAGAGTACTCATGGGAGAGCGACCCCACTGCCATCGTGTTCACCGTGGATGTGCAGGGAACACGCGCTGCACAGGTGGTGGCAGACTGGTTTGCGACGCGCTGTCCCCATCGCGTTGTGTACTCCCGTGTGTGTGGCGGGTATGTGAACGGCAGATCGCGCCGCGCTCAATTTCTGCAACTGTCCTGAAACAACCCCTTCCGTGCCGCAAAAGCCACCCCAACGGGTGGCTTTTGTTTTTTGAATGCCACCGAAACACTTACAGGAATCCCAAAACTGTGACAGGGCGGCACTCGCGCACCAAAACACTTACAGGAAAAGAAAAAGGGGAGTCTTTCGACTCCCCCTTCCGTGTACGCAAATCAGATTGTAACAGATCAACCAAACAGCATTGTTGTGCTGAACTGATTTCCAGTACCTGGCTTTATCGTTGCTGCGTTCGATTGCGGAACAATGGTCATGTTTGCCGTGCCATTGAACTGCGGAGAAGCAGGAGTAAGGTCAAGGATACTGTTTCCAGCAAGCGACAGGTTGTTGATTTCAATCATGGCGCGAGCAGGCAGTGCTGGATCGAATTGCAGTGTGCCTGCATTCAACCAGAAATTCGTTCCCTGATAGTTGCCTGCCAGAGAGTAAACCACTGGTATCGTTCCTGGTTCGGCAAAGAAGTTGTTTACCGCCGTGGACTGCTTGGTGCCTTCCGAAGACGGATATCCCAGAGTAACGATTGCTGGTTCGGTTCCGTCTCGTAGGGGTGCCTGAAAACTAATCGAACCATTCGGAATCAGAACACCACCGCTTACTCCAGAAGATGCTCCCTCTGGATACACACAAGGGAATCCTCCAGAAGCAGTCACATCTCCGTGAACAACAATTTCTCCGTTGATTTGATCTATTCTGCCCATGACGATAGCACGAGCGGTGCTGTTTTGATCCATATAGAAACCACCAACATCAAACCAAGACATTGTTGTTCCAGTGTTGCTTAGGTACATCGCATAAGCAGTAATTCCTGATACTATAGCCTGACTTGGAGTAAACTTCACCGCATTAACCTTTGCGTTGGTGAGTATTACTTTAGCGTCTCTGGTGCAAGAGATGCTACTAATGCTGTTGTAGTGTCCGCTCACCTCAATACCTCCGTGACGATATACTTCGCCAGCGACTGTTTGAACACCGTGAGAGTATCCAAACGGTCCGAACATGGTTGACACATTGCTGAAATAGCCAAAACCTGGAACATGATCAGACTCTATGTAAACACGGTTTGTTGTACCGTCATAATTGTAACCAGTTCCACCAGCACCTGCGGTGTTTCCTGTTACTCCAAATATAGAAGTCATGGTTCCATATTTTGAAGTATCGCGCCATCCTCCACGGTGACGGATTGTATATGATGGTTGATTTCCATAAGAAATTCCAACAGTTGCTCCGTACCATGTTGAAACATACGCTGCATCAACATACTCGGTTCCTGAAGCAACAGTCCACTGATTGGGTCCAGTTGCTATGGCAGAACTTCCAAGCCAGTAATTCACCTGAAGGTTGCGTGTCCACTCTTCAAGAATCTGCTCATCAATCTTGCCGCCGAGTTTGCTGAACGGGTAGGAAGGGTAGACAGTCACAAAAATCCCACCATGTTTTTCTGAAAGACTGGATCCAGCCGTTGCTCCACTCCACCAAGAAGAGGTTGCTGTGGTGATGCCACCGAACAAGCACGGAGACAAAGTTGTATTAGAAGATGCTTGAGTTACCCCTTCAAGATAATTTGTTCCGAAGAAGACATTATCTCCTCCCATTGGCAGTCTTGGTGCTGCACTATAGACTGATCCTGCTGTTGCAGAATATGTACGAATTCTCCAGTTTGTTTGTGTGTCCCAACTGAGCGAATTTATGTTCGCTGCGGACGACCCTCTCCAGTAAAATGCTAGTGATGGCATATGGTTGATCCTTTTGAATATTGCGTGTGAGATTTCATCAGCAAATAGTAGTGAAGTTATTTATGATGCTTTATGTTTTGCTGCTACTTTACATTGAAATGAAATACTCGTTCTGCCGCTTTTGCCCCCTCTCCCTCTTGCTTCCCCACACACACTCGCTATACTTGAGGCATGACCACTCCTCCCACCGAGCCGTTCACCCGTCCTGCCTCCTACTCGTACCTTGCGCGGTACGGTCTGCTGCGTACCGTCACGAAGGTGGCTCCGTTCACCTACATCGTCCACGGCAAGAGCGCGTATATGCGTGGCGCAGAGGGCATGATTGATTTTGAGGGCGGTCCGTACATCGTGGTGGGCATGAGGGCTACGCTGGCTCTGGACGCGCCGCCGTGGGTGGGCAAGACCGAAACCGTGAGCGCGGTAGAAGTCATTGGTGCGGCTGAAGGGCGCGAACTGTGCGGTTTGGTGCCTGTGGCGGAAGACCGTGACGCATGGGTGATTGTGCGTACCCGTGCGCGGTAACGCTGTCCCCACGATCCCACCAATTCACAATTTTCAATTCATACTTCACACAAAAGGATTCTGGCAATGAGCATGGTGACTGTTTTCTACGGCATTGGTAACACGGAGTACCGCAGCGAGGCACAGGGCGGTGTGTATCAGAATTGGGCGTACACCGCTCCTCTCACTTGGCACGGCGCGTACAGTGCGCCCACTCCCACGGGCGAGGCACTGAATCTGCCCACTGTGGCGGTGTCGATTCCGCACAACCTGTTCACGGGCTTCTCCGAGGGCTATTGGGTGCATCGTGTGTTTCTTGACGGACACCTGACTGGCACATACACTTTCGTGGATCAGCAGTTCGCGCTGCCTGTGCAGTACGATTACATTCAGAGCGTGGCTCTGCCGTTCTCTCCTGCCGAAGCCGCAGCGCGTGGCGGCGATCCGTGCGTTCCCTCGCCTGGTGGCGCGGCGGCTCTCCTGTGTGCGGCTCTGTTCACTCGTTTCCGTGCGCGAAAGGCTTGAGGAATCAATCACATGAATTACTACACGAACAACACCCCGTCCCCGAAGGAAACCGCCATTGCTTCAGCCGTGTGGATCGGCTGCGGAATTTTTGTCTTGTCAACCGTCATCGGTGGCTGTGCGTACATCAAGCCGAAGTGGGGCGTGTGGGCAGCAGAGATGGAGGGCGCGGCACAGTACGCGCAAGCAGAGCAGAACCGCAAGATCACCATTCTTGAGGCAGAGGCGAAACTTGAGAGCGCAAAGGCTCTTGCAGCAGCCGAAGTGGAACGCGCCCGTGGCGTGGCAGAAGCAAACAAGATCATCGGAGAATCGCTGAAGGGCAACGAGGCGTATCTGCGTTGGCAGTGGATTCAGAATCTTGAGAGCGGGAGCAACAGCGTGATCTATGTTCCCACCGAAGCAGGGCTTCCCATTCTTGAGGCAGGGCAGCGATGAACCACAACGAAGACGAACGGCTACGCGCACAGTTTGATTCGCTTCAGGAGCAGTACGCGGCGGTGTGCCGTGATCGTGACGCACTGCGCGAGTCGGTTGCAAACGCACTGGTGCTGCTGTGGGACTATGACGGCTACTACTGCCGCAACAAGGGTGAAGGTGACGCGACCGCGCTTGCAGGACTCATTGACGATGCGTATCGCATTCTGAACGGCAAGCACTGGACAGAGCCGAAGCCTGAAGGCATTGCTGAAGTGGAGCGGCTGAAGGCAGAGAATCGCGCACTGCGTCAGCGTTCAGAAATCGCGGAGTACTATTGGGATCGTGCGCGGCGCGACCGCGAATCCATGCGGCGCGAATTGGACGCGGCAACGGCAGCGGCGATTGACGGCAAGCCGTACAATCCTCCGTATGGAGTGGGATGGGGCAAGGGGAAGGATGAATGAATCCCTTACTCACGGAACACAAGCAGTATTTCCTTGACGATGGGCGAGGACAGGTGTGGAATTTTTGTGTTCACCCTGTGACCGAAACCGTGATCGTGCAATCGCCCGTGATCACCACAGGCGAACCGTGTTCCATGATATACAGTAGAAAATTCCTGCGCGACACACTGGCGCAGTTGCCACAGGACGCGGTGATGCGGATGTTTGCAGAGGCACGGCTGTTCACCAACTACTACCCGACTGTGGTAAAGCCGTATGAACACAATGACGGCATGAGCAATACTTTTGAAGTGGGCATCCGCATACGGTTCACACGGGATCACCCGTCCGTGGTCATGGAGCGTGGGGATGCGCGGCGGCTGTGGGAACTGCTGCGGACTGCGAGATGAATAGGCGAGAAACCATAAATAGGAGCGGCACACGCCGCTCTTATTCTTTTGAGGAATCCCCATGCGCTTTAATTCACAAACATACAAGTCCCTGAATGAATCCGTTCTCCGTATTGACGAGGCTCCAAGCAGCGGCGTTGAGGGCGACTACGAAGGCGAGATGGCGCGTGGCGAACTAAAGTCTTTGATTGCGAACGCACAGGAACTCCTGAAGATGCTGGGCGAGGACGCGGAGATTGAGGCGTGGGTGCAGTCAAAAATCACGAAGGCTGCGGACTATGTTTCAAGCGTTCGCAACTACATGGTGGGTGACTCCGTGAACGAAGCCGTGGCTGCATGGCAGCGCAAAGAGGGCAAGAACCCCGAGGGCGGTCTGAACAAGAAGGGCGTGGAGTCCTACCGCCGCGAGAACCCAGGCTCCAAACTGCAAACCGCCGTGACCACGAAGCCCAGCAAACTGAAGCCAGGCTCCAAGAGCGCGAAACGCCGCAAGTCGTTCTGCTCACGCATGAAGGGCATGAAGGCGAAACTCACCTCCGCAGAAACAGCGCGTGATCCTGATTCGCGCATCAATAAATCCTTGCGGAAATGGAATTGCTGATATAGATAAGAATGTCACAGGGCAGTAGTGTAGACAGTGCGAACTGGATTACGCTATTCATGCGTTACGGGAATTTCGCTACCTGTTGACCGTCAGAGATGGGGGAGTCGCAAGACTCCCCCAACTTTTTTAATCCGTGAAGTATTTCCGAGTGAATACTTAAAACCCGTTCCTTGCGGCAAGCCGTCTAGATACTATACCCTTCAATACCGAAGGAATATTCTTAAAGGAGATTGTTATGGCTACTACAAATGCTACTGCGAAGACTTGCCCCGTCACTGGTTCGTTCTCTTGGACGAACCCCATTCACCTCGCGGCGTTCTTTGCGCTGCTCCCTTTTGCAATCAAGGGAGTCATGTTTGCATTCAATGCTCTGGCAAAGGGCGTTGACGCACTTGTTAAGTGATTAAGCCCCACTTAATCCATTAAGATGAACGGGAGGGCAGAAATGCCCTCCTTTTCTTTTCCCGAAGTAGACAAAACAAATATTGCGGGTGCTTGTTTCAGATATTGCCCGTGCTATACTTTGTGCATGACCCCGATTGATCGCAGCACTCGCCACGCACGAATGGAAGACCCGTTCCCGAAGCAGCACTACTTGTCCCGCCACGGCGGTCAGTGGGTGTGGGGATACTTTCCGTGGAACGGCAGCGTGATCGTGGTGGGCTTTGACGGCTCACGCCCCGACTCGCTTCAGCACATCAAGGAGAACTCGGTGTGCGAACTCCTCACGGTGGACGCGGCGCGGCGGCATTGGAATGAACGCCTTGAATGGGAGTACAGTGCTGTTGATCCAAAGGATTGGGCTGCGCTCACCTACCGAATCACGGTACACGGGATCGCGCTCAATTTTGTCAATAGGCGACAGGCGAACACTGCATTCGGAATGATGCAGGATTTCTTCAACACGAACAGCACCCCCGCAATTCAAGAGATCCAAGAGAAATTGGATACACTCATTTCAACGCACTACGAGAACTGCGAACACAAGAACGAATACACGAACTACGCACTGGAGGCATAAACCATGAGCAATCAAGACACCACATACGAAGATTGGAAGACCCGTTTCCCTCTGTGCTTTGAGCGCACAGGCTCCTGCATGGGGTTTGGCATTCAACACAACAAGGGATGGAACGGCATCATTGAGCGGCTGCTCCAAAAGATTGAAGCGTACCTCGCAGAGAAGTACGCCGCAGGGTTCCGCGATCCCGACTACGGATTTCAGATTGATCAGATCAAGGAAAAGTTCGGAACGCTGCGGTTCTATGTGTGCGGCGCAGACGATCAGATTTTTCAGTGGATTGTGGAAGCCGAGCGCGAAACCGCACAAACCTGTGAAGCGTGTGGTGCGCCTGGTTCACTGCACTCCCGCATCGGTGGGTATTGGGTGTATACTCGTTGTCCACAGTGTGCCACCGAAAACATGGAACCATACAAGGCGGAAGACCATGATTTCTGATGACGAACTGTTTGCCGCGATGCGGCGCGTGAACGCGCAGTACAAGCGCACACTTCAGCGATTAGCCGAAAGCGAAAAAGGAGAACGCATGACACTGCCTTACGAAGAAGTCCACAGTCTGCAAGCCGTCCGCAGATTTCTTTACGATCTGCTTGACCCCACTACCACTCCGCGAGTGCCGAAGGCTATTCGTGAACGAGCGCGGAGAGTGTGCAAGCATTTCCCGATGGACTACAGCATCCAAGAGCGTTACCCCGAAGTGTTCAACCCCAAGCAGGAGACTACCGTGAGCAACACCACCAACACTACTCGCAAGAACCATGTCGCAGAATATGCCGAACAATATCTGAAGAACGGTGAAACCATTACCGTGGTGTTCACGAAGAAGGACGGCACGGAACGCGCCATGCTCTGCACCCGCAACTTGGCAGCGATTCCCGAGGACAAGCACCCAAAGGGCAGCGGCAAGGCAAAGGCAGCGCATCTCATCGTAGCCTTTGATTTGGAAAAGGGCGAGTGGCGTTCGTTTGACGAAGAGTCCGTGCTGTCCGTGCAGCGCGGCTCCATGCTCCACGAATCCGCCTAAAATATTCAACATTTCTGCACCCCACGAAAACCCCTGCAAACACAGGGGTTTTTGCAAATAAATTATCGGACTTTGTGAATCCGCCTCTTGACGGAAACCCCTGTTTTCCAGTACAATTGTGGTCTATGGCTACCGCCTCACCTACCGCACCCGTTCGCCGTTCCGCCCGTTCGCCCATGCAGTACACTCCGTACACGCTCAACCCGTCCGCAATGCCCTACGGTCTGTGGATTGACATCCCGTTCCGCAAGCGCGGCAGTACGCAGATCCGCTCCGAAGCAAAGGGTCGCGGTGCGCGTTTCTGCCCCGCTGCGAAGGGCGCGATCAAGTGGTGGATGCCGAAGAACCGCCTGACTGCGGACACCGTGAACTGGCTCAACTCTCACGAAATGATTCGTGGTGAGCGCAAGGCTCCCGTGTTCAACCCCAACGCGATGACGGTCGCGGACATCAACCTCGCGTATCCGTTCCGCGTGTTCCTTGCCGTGCCGTTTGAGGACAAGGACATTGCGAAGGGCGCGGGTGCGCTGTGGAGCAGCGAGGACAAGCGGTGGTTCTTCAACGCCACCAACCTCACGCAGCACCGCTTTGATGAAATGCTAAAGAAGCAGTGGGTGTTCTCGTTCCACGGTGTGCTGAAGAGCGACCCCACGCACACCGCTACGGGCGTGTATTTCTTCACCGAAGACTTTGGCGGCGCGGCGGCTCCCGCTGCTCCTGCTGCGGCTCCGTTCGTTCCGCAGGTGTGGACTCTTCAGAAGGACAGCAACCTGGCGATCATGTCCACGACCGCAGACGGTCGCATCGTTCTTGTGTGTGATGAGTTTGGCTTGAACGCCACCCACACGAAGGACGAAGCGCGTTCCATTTGGAACGGACTGATTGCTGACGGTTGGGTGCTTGCCTAAAAGGAGAATGACTCAAATGTGCAATTACGAATATTGCGATGACTGTGGCTATCGCGTCTACCCGAAGGCGCGTTGTGTGGTGGAGTCCCTGCCCTGCGACATTGCGTCCGCGAACGAGGGCGAGAGCGCGACCCTGTGCCGCCGCTGCTACGGCATCGTGACGGGACAGGACGCGCCTGTGCCTGATGACAACACGAACCCGTGCCGCTGCTGCGGCGAAATCGTTTACGACACCGACTACGACACCTGCGAACTGTGTGAGCCGAGCGATCACACTCCGCAGGGCATGGAGCGTATGTGGGGCAAGAAGTGCAAGCGGTTCAAGAAGGGTTGCGGCGGATGTGAGGCGTGGCGACTGTACGAGCAGACGGGACGAGTCCCGTCTGCGGACGATGTGCCTTGAGGAAACACTATGAACATCAGAGCAGGAAAGTTCGTACACGATGCGTTCCGCGAGGGGCAACGCTTGCGCCCGAAGACATGGGGCAAGAAGTCACGCTGTCCCCGCAAGGCGCGGCGTGAAGCCAAACGCGAACTCCAAAATAGTTGAATCGCCCACAGCCGCCCCCAACGGGGCGGCTTTTTTCATAGATACTTTTGGAGGTTCACGATGTCTGACTACGAAAAAATCGTAGGCATTGATCTTGAAGAAATTCAGAACGGTATCGCTCTCTACTGCATATACGAATCCAAAGACGGTGGCAAGGAGTGGATGCCTGTTCTGAAATCTGCAAATATTGTGATGCTGTTGGAATACGCAAAGGCTCGGTACGATGACAATACTCCGCTCGTAATGCAGCCACACATCCAAGACATTATGCTTTCACAAATCGTGCAGGAAGCACGGCAGACAAAACAAAAGGCACTACAGCACAACACGCCGCCACGAAAAAATTGGTTCAGAAGGGTTTGGGATTTCTTCAGAAGGAGATAGCCATGAAGAAAACCGAGAAGGAACTCAACGAGGAACTGCTCAACGCAGCAGCACTAGCCGTCCACTCGTATGAGGAATACCTTCTGGACCAAATAGGATGGCGCGAATTGGCTCAAGTCATGGACGCGCTACGCAAGGCTGTGACCGCCGTGGACAAACACAAACTTTCAAAGTAATCCGTTTTCGTGAAGTATTGACTTTTATATTGGGGTGAATTTTCCACTCGTCTAACTATCTGTGTAGGGTATGGAATGATGGATTCTATAAAGAATACACCAGTACCAGTAGAGTACCAGAGGGACACCCCACAGAATCAAATAGACGAATCTTTGTGCAACCCATTGCACTCCTGTTCCGACACGCTACAATAAGAGCGTACCAAAGGAACCCACTACACCATGTTCCGTCTACACATTGACATTCCACTGCCACTCACCGAAGAGCAATGCGCCGAGGTTACTCGCCGCGTGATGGCTGGCTTTTACGATCCTTCTCTTTTGGACTTCCTGCGTAGTGTGGGAGTCCCATCCGTGAACTACCGTTTGGGTCACGATGATGACCGCCAAAAGAGCAACTACCTTATCAAGTCCACACGCGGTCATGTGGCAAACAAGAAGAGCAGAATTTCAATCTGCGAGGAAGAAACCCGTGAAGAAGAGTGAAGCAAAGACGGCTACGAAGCGCGTGAATCGCATGAGCAAGAAGATCAGCAAGAGCAGCGCACCGCTGTTCATCCCGAACGCCTCCGAGACTCCTGCGCCGAAGGCGTACACCCGCGAGGAGATTGAGGCAATTCTCACGAATGTGATGCTAGTGTCCGTGAGCCTTGCGGCTGTGCTGCTTGCCCTGTCAATTTTCATCACGGTGGTACGCAACTAAAAACTACTGGGCAGTGGGCGGATGGCTTCGCAGGGCGACTTATAATCGTTTCAATCAGGTTCAATCCCTGAACTGCCTATTTGAAAGGAATTGGTATGAACTACGAGAACGCTGACGAGTTTGATCGCACCTTCAACGATATGCAGGAGTGGTTCCGTCCTGAAGAGGCGGATGATCAGATGGCATTCATTGACTACGAGGGGAACGGCAAGTGGATTCTTGGAATCATGAATCCGCAGACCCGCACCGTGCTTGATGTGCTTGACGAGGATGAGTGCATACATACTCTTGCACGGAGAGCAGTGGACGCTTGGGGTGCAGACCCCACCGAACTGTGGCTCTCCCCGTGTGCAGCAATTCTCGCCCTGTTGGGCGTGGGCATGGAAGTGTAAAAGGAGTACAGTATGGCAACCCCCAAGAAGACAACCACCATTTCACTGGACATGAGCATTGGCGACTCTGCATTCCTGAAGATTGCAAAGATGGCTCATGCCAACAACATGACATTCAACGAGCAGATCAACAAGATCGTGCAGGACGCGGTGAACTCGCTTGATCGCCCTGCGGTCGCTGTCCCCGCAAGTCTCAACATTCGCAAGGCATCAGAGATTGAGCCTTACGAGCCAAAGCCTTTCGGGTTCGCAGCCAAGCCACAAGCATGAGGTGCAGCGTGTTGGATGAAGCGGTTCAGGCAGTAGGAGGTGTGCTATGCGTGAACGGGAAGAGAGCGAACTTCAGACCCTTCGTGAACTGGCGAAAGCCTTTGATGACTTATGCGGCGACTTGCCAAAACTTGAGAAGTACCGCCGTGACGGGCGGGGTCGCATCGGATACACCCCTCACACCCTCGCTCTATTCCGCGCGGCTAAACGAACTCTGAACGAGTGGAAGCGTTTCTTAAAAAAGGAGAATGACAATGGGAATTGATGACGGATTTGGAAATTTGCTAGCGATTTTCATGGGCGGCGTGGTGATTGCACTGGCGTTCACGGCGGTGGATCGCCTGTTCAACATTTCTCAATGGAAGCCCAAGCCGCGCCGCAAGAAGTAAATATTGCGCTAACGCGCTACTTCAAACTCCTGTAGAGACATAAATAGTCCTACGGGAGTTTTCTATTTGTCCTGATCCCAACACAGGAGGTATGGACAGATGACACACAAGCACAGCGCAGGATCGCCGTGTGAATGTGAAAAACTAAAGAATGCCGAGCGGGAAGAACTCCGCGAGGGTCTTAAGAAATGTGTTGAAGCCCGTGAAGCCGAACGGCGCGAGCGGGAAGCCGAAAACGCAAAGCGGGCAGACGAAGCCGAGGCTGAAGTCAAAAGCCTGAAGAAAAAACTTATTGCATTCCAACTGGCTACCGCTATTGGTGGTGCAGTGATCGGGCAGGAAATGGTGAACAAGATCACCGCGAAGATCGACTCTGCCAAAGCAATGCAGGAGAAAATCACGGGCGAGGCTGCACCATCGGATCAGTCTGCTGCTCCTGCTGGCAACACCACGAAGATTGGTTGGGGTGGCGGGTGGAAGCCGTACATTCCAAAGAACAAATTCATAACAAATCAAGATTCAGGCAGCAACGGAGACATCTCTGGTGTCTGGGCAGGCAGCAGAATTTCGGTGACAGGAGAGCAGCCCTCTCCCATTGTTGAAGACTGGAGTCCGTACACCACAGACACTAACATCAGCAAGCCAGGCTTGCAGCAGATCACCTCTGCCGAAGTACAAGAAGTTTCCAAAAATCTCATTGCGGCGTTGAGCGAACCTCTTCCGCCGCTGTACACGATTTCGTTTGGTGCGCCTCTGCTTCCGTTTGATGACAGCAGCGGGTTTGCGTACTCATATGCAGGAGCGGTTGTTCCCTCTCCTGCTCCCATCACTCTTTTTGCCATGAGCGGACTCATTCACAATCGCAGACGGGCATAAGGAGATTAGATGCAAAAGCAAATACTTTCGGCTATCGGTGCAGCAACTGTCAGCACATCCGCTATGGGCGGATTGGTTGATGGAAGTTTTGAGAACAACGATGTGTATTACGGATACGGATTTGTACAGGGTGGAATCGACACTTCATGGCTCACTACTGCTCCCGACAATCTCATTGAGATTTGGGGGCAATACATGGAGATCAGCGCATATAGTGGAACTCGTTGCGCGGAACTGAATGCAAACTACGCTTCCACTCTGTATCAGACGGTGGCTCCCATCAGTGCTGGTTCTTCAGTGAACTGGCACTTTGCCCACCACGGACGGTACGGCACAGACACAATGCGTCTGACCATTACTGATCTTGGTGCGGATCAGGATTGGGGCGGTGGGGATGACACCACCGTGTACACTAGTGAATTTTCCGCAGACAATACTGCATGGGTATTGAACTACGGTAGCGTCACATCTTTGGGAAATTCCATGCGATTTGCGTTTGAGGCTGTGAGCGCAGTGGGTGGCAACACGCAGGGCAATCTGATTGACTGGTGCGATTTCGGCGTGGGTGTTGTGCCAGCACCTGGCGCAATTTCTATTTTGATGTTTGCTGGTATTTTGGGTTGCATTAGACGCAGAGGGTGATTAGACTCTGTGAAGATACATAACTGTAGGCGACTACCGCCTGTGAATATGTGAAAGGAATACAGAAATGGAAGGTAAGCATGGCGCAGGAAAAGGTGACACTTATCGCAAGGTTGATCAGGTGGCTTGGGAACGCAATTGGAACGCTATTTTCGGGAAAGCCGAAACTGAACGAAAAGCCACCAAGCGGAAACCGCGCACTCGGACGGTTAAGCGACCGCGAAATCCATAAGCAGATGCTCCTACGCATCATGCGCGATCTGAGCGAGGAGTACTACGCTTCAGGATGGATGCAGGGTCTTGAGCATTACCTGTGGAATCTGGCTCTCCGTCAGAACACCATTGAAGGACAGATGCTCCTGCGGTGCGCGGAGATCAGCGGCGGGTGGTGGATCTGGGACGACAAGGCAGGTGGTCATGTTTTCGTTCCGCTTGCAGCATGGCAGAGTGCGTATCGTGAAGATGAAATGCTTGAGCCAGCATAAATACAAACGGTATTGTTGATAGCGGATCGACACACATTCAGCACGGGGGTTCGAATCCCCCCGACTCCATTCAAAGATGCGCGAACGCGAAGTGACTGCATCACTCGCCTCTTCCCGCAGTCAAGTCCTCCAGTTGCAGTGGGGGCAAATATACGGGGTCGATACGGAATCGACTGGTGTGCAGTAGAGAAGCAGGAGATACCCGAGGGGTGCATCAGACCCTCGTTAAAAACACTGGCGCAACTACAAACGCCAACAGAATGGCGATGGCGGCTTGAAGCCGTGGGGACTGATCCTCCCGCATCTGAACGGATCAAGGGGAGCCGCAAGGCTCCCTTTTCTTTTGGTCTAAATAGGGTACTGGAGGAAAAGGTATGTCTGATGGATACGATGTATATTCAAAGGTAGCGCGGATGGGTTTTACGGGAGTGAACACCCCCTATAATCTATTGGATAGCGGAAATAGTCCAATTGCAAACAAATATTGGTATCATCCCGACACCATCCGATCCAAAAGCAACACAAAAGGACTACTCGCTGTAAACACATCAGCAAATGGAATATCATTCAATGCTCACTGTTACGGTGAAGTCATGGCAGGTGTTACGAATTATTTCATGTTGAGTGAAAACATTCAGAGTGGTCTAACATCAGACACAGCAGGATCTTCTGGTTCTCAGCCGTGGATTCTCTTTTCTTCAAATTCTGGTGGCGCAGGCTTCGCTCCTTCTGGCTCGGCGCGATGGTCGCCAATCAGAATGCCTGATGGCAGCACCAACGGAGTTCGTATGTGGGGTGTGTCTGGTGCAACAAATTCTGGAATTTTTCAACCGATTCGTCAGCAAAACATTTTCCCGAAAGGCAAGGTGTACACCGCGTCTGTGTGGGCGTGTGGTGATTCTGGAGGCGGTGTATACACATCCACTCCCAAGTTTAGGTTTTCCTACTTTACCGATCCCCCGAACAGTGTGAGTGTATTTTCAGAAGAATTCACTCTATCGGAAACACCTACTAGGTACTCGTACACTTTCGTTTCCAATACTAATCCTGGAGTATCATATGATAATATTGCTCTATGTGCTTCGTATAATGTGGGAGGAGCAACCACACAATTGGTATTTTGGGGAGCGCAATTGTGCGATGGGAACACGGAGAACAATTACATTCCAACCAATACTGAATGGAACGGCAGACTGACTTCTATTGGAGTTGCAACGGCTGGAATCGCTGGACAAGCAGCGGCAGGAAGTCGCTATATTGAATCGTTCCCAGTGGTTGTTGGTGGAAGCAGCAGTGTTCTGCTGAACAGTGATATTATTACTGTCTCTGCAAATACTAGTGCGTCCTATACGACTCCTACAACCCTTTCAATCTACGGACTTTACTAAATAGTCTAGGAGAACTCAAAAATGGATATCTACCACAAGACTTCACTTATTACTTCTGGAGCATATGCTGCAACCGTTACCACACAGGTAAAGGGTGTGTTGTTTGTCAACACCAACGGTTCTCCCTCAAATGTTGACCTGTTTCCGTGGGGAGCCACTGGCGCGACTTTTTCAATGCGGATGGTTGCTGGCGCGAGTTCTTCAACCATTTTCCCAATTAAAACAAGTGGTGCGTCCTGCGCCACAGGCGTTTCAGTCTACGGACTATTTTAATCTCATCTACCTGTTGACACGCCGCACGGAGCCGCTATACTCTGTGCATGGCAAAGCGAGTCCTAGACCCAATTGACCTTGAAGCAGAACGGCAGGGTGCAGCCCTGCGGCGCGGACGGCAGCAGCAGTGCAAGCCGTTTGGTTTCAACAAGCGCACCCACAAGGAGCGCAAGGCGCGGCTTGACGGCGAGTTCCGTCAGCAGTGCCGCATCATCCGTGGAATCCGTATCATGTTGGAGCAGCAGTAATGCCCCGTACTTGTGACACCTGTAACTGCGTAATTCCCCCTGCGCGTCTTGAGGCTCTGCCCAACACCACCACTTGCGTGGGGTGTTCGCGGGTCACCACATTCGTGGGCTTCATGGATTGGTCGCACAAGACCGCTCCTGAACTCGTTGTCGTGAACAGTGCAGACAGTGAGAACTTGCGCCGCGCAAAACGGATCAACGCCCGAGCGCGTTGAAAAAAGCGGGTTTCGTATAGAGGCTATTACGCGGGTTTTCCAAACCCGTCACGGGAGTTCGATTCTCCCAACCCGCATTCAAAGGAGACACCCATGACCAATGTTGACCATCTAGACAATATCATTATGCAGATCACCACCAACCCGCACATTGAAGGAGAACCTACTCTGTGCATTCGCGGCTTGGACACGCCCGAGCAGGTGGATACATACTGTATTGACGAGGTTGAGGAAATCATCAACCGCCTTTCGCTCTTGCTTTCCGAAATGGAAAACAAGCGCAGAATGATTGAGTTGTCCAAGTCACCCACTCTGTGGGATGCAGCACGGGATTGAACTATTCGCCTTGGTAACTCAGTTGGTAGAGTAGCGGACTTTTAATCCGCAAGTCGCGGGTTCGAACCCCGCCCAAGGCATCTGCCTAAAGGAGACACGAAATGGCAAAGAAGAAGATTACAAAGCCCGTCAGCAAACGAGTCAAAAAGACTGATTCCCCAAAATCCCGTAAGCCTCGCGCCAAGAAGCCGAAGAGCGTGGTCACCACTGAACCCGCGATCAAGACGGTTTGGAGCGAAGGCTCTGTGAACGACTTTCTTGCGGATGTTGGTGCGGTTCCCACTCCCGCTCCAGTTCATGCGGACACTCCACTAGTTCCGCCCGTGGAGTACACAAAGATCAGCGTTCCTAGCCGTCTGGACTATCTGGACGATTCGGAAAAGCCTAATAGTTGGACTTCAGCAATTAAAGAATTGGCTGAAGACTCATCGGCTTGGCTTGACAATTTTACAGATGGTCAGTTTGAGAAATTGAAGAATTTCGCATTCAACCATCCTCTTCTTTTTGCAATTGCTTTCTGCACTGCTCTCACGGGTGTTGCCATCGGCGTGGCTGCTGCCATGCGATATTTTAGATGGTGACCAATTGAAATACAGGAAAGTGGTGTCCACCTATTGACACCCACCACAGACCTGCTACAATCTACTCAACGAAACGCGGAACGATGTGTGAGCCGACATCCGAAGCGTAAACTTTCAGAGGCTCAATTTGGAGATTTCGTTATGAAGACTGCTAAGATTTCGAACCGTCGTCGCGTCCTGAACTTCCTCGCTTCTGGCAAGACCCTCACGGCTAGCCAGGCTGCCAGCAAGTTCGGCGTGAAGAACTTCCGCGCCATGATCAGCGACATCCGTTCGCAGGTTGAGGCGTTCGGCAACTGGGAGGTCACGCAGACCGTTCGCAACGGCGAGACTGCCTATGGCATGATCGACACCCATGACGGTGACCGCACCTACGGTTTCCGCCAGGACGGTTCGCGCTACCTGATCAACGCCTAATTCGTTGATCTGACTCATGCCCTTGGGGTGGTTGCGACCGATTGGCGCAGCCACCCCTTTGGGTTTACGCATCAAACAAAAGGAAAAATGATGAACAACAAGACTTCTATTTTCGTTTCGTATGCCCTGCTCGTTCTCGTTGGCTTTGGTGGCACGGCTCTGCTTGGTTTCACTGGCAAGAACGGCGACACCAACGCTGTCGTGGCGTTCCTTGGCTTCTACGGCTTCCTCTGCACCACTGGCGCGTTCTATGTGCTTGGCAAGCAGAAGGCGGCTTTGGACTCTCTTGTGGAACACATCAACGAGGTGAATGATTCTCATTACAAGAATTCGGAGAGCATTCATCGCCGTCTTGATGATGGACTCGCTTCGCTTGAACGCGACACGCAGAAGCAGATGGATTCGGTGTGGCTGAACATTGACCGTCTTGAGACGGAGTTTGAAACCAGCCGCGCTTGCACTCCCTGCAAGAAGTGAGCAACCCCCTTTGCGGCTTGTGGGTGAAATATCCCCCAAGCCGTTTTTGATATGAACACGAAACAGATTCAGCGTCTGCTGCGGATTGCGTACCCCTTGTGCTTGGAGATTCCCCGTCCCAAGAAGCACATCTCCATCATTCTGTACAAGGGCAGAATTGAATCCATCGGTACGAATCAGTTGAAGACCCACCCCGAAGCCGTGAAGCACGGCTACCTGTTTGGTGAAATGCACTCCGAACTTGACGCATTTTTGAAACTCGGGGAGCGCAAGCGGGGACTCACCCTTTTCAATATTCGCTTCAATCGGTTTGGACAGATGCGTATGTCCCGTCCGTGCTTTCGCTGTATGCCGTGGTGCGTGGGGTGCTTTGACGAGATTTGGTATACCACAGACGAAGGTGTTTTGCTTCACGGTGACGGACTGCTACCTATAAATACAGGTAGCATCAAGGAGATTCTAAATGAAAAAGTTCACACAGTATCTTGATACGCGCGGTCTACAGGAGGCACTGTCCCACAAGGAAGCCACCGAGGTTTCGCTTGTCGAAGCCAAACTGTCCCGCGTGTTTCAATATGTGGAAGACGACAAGAAGGACTTTGGCATCGTCAGCGCGTTCCGTGGTACGAACTCCGACAAGGAGAACAAGGCTCGTCACGAAGAACTAAAGAAGATGGTTCGTCAGATGGGCTACGGATTCATTGAACTCCGTGGTGGATACAAGGGTGATGAAGGCTATGTGGAGGAATTGAGTCTCCTCATTCCGAACATCACGAAGAAGGGTATCGTGGATCTTGGTCGCAATTTCCAACAGCACTCTGTGATGTACAAGAACGATCAGGACTTCTATTACATTGGCACAAACGAAGAGGCTGGCGTTGGCAAGGTTCTCATGCGCTTCAAGAAGGGTGCTGGACAGGACAATCTTGAACTTGCCAAGCACAAGGTCATTGACTTCTTCTCTAGCCTGAAGAAGGGACCGCACAGCGACACGAAGTTCGTGTTCAATGTAAAGGACGAAACCCCACAGCAGAAGGCACAGGGCAAGGAAGCAGAAGCCCGCGTTGCCCAACGCCACCGTCCAGGCGACATCTGGAAGACATCCAGTGGCTTGTGGGGCGGAATGGATGACCAAGGCAACTACGAGTATTTTGATGACGAACAGTCTGCTCGTAGGTTCTCAAAGAAACACCGCAAGGGATATCGCATCCAAGAGCGCGAAGAGTGGAATTTCGCAAAGGCTGCGTACTTGCGTAGAGGCGAAGACCCCAAGTGGATCACAATCTACGAGGATTCCACCGAAGACCACGACTAAATAAGTCGGAGGAGTAAATGAAAAAAGATACTGCTAGGACAGCATTGAAAAAATCACTGCTGCGGAACGCTGTGCAAAATATACGGCGTGAAATAGTGGATCGCAAGAAGGGTCAAAAGAAATAATCGTATAGCATCGTGTGGCATTGATCTTCTCGTCTGTTCTGATACAATCATGTGTGAAAGGAGTTCGTAATGAACTTTAGCACTCTCGTTTCGTCTGTCGTGGTTAGTCTCGCTCTCTCGTCTGCTGCCTCGGCGCAGTGGAGCAGCGGCGGCTTTAGTGTCGGCGTTGGTGGTTCGTACAACAAGACTACCCTGCCCAATGGTCAGTCCATCACCAACAACAACCTCAATTGGGGTGTTGGTCTTGGTGGATCGTCTTTTAACACCCCATATGGTGGCTACGGCATGGGTGGCTACGGCGGTGGTTGGGGCTACGGCATGGGTGGCTACGGCGGTGGTTGGGGTTACGGCGGTGGGTGTGGCTACGGTGGCGCGATGGTTCTGCCGTACTATGGCGGGGGCTGCTACCCGACTGTGGTTCCGTACTCGCCGTTCACCCGCTGCTACGCGACTCCCATGTACACTCCGCAGTATCCTTGCGTTCCCGCTGCGGCTCTTCCGCAGGCTCCGATTTGCTGGTAATAGGAATACAATGAAGAATCATACTATTAGATTTTGGTAATGCCTATCCCTTCCTGCACCGATGATCACGGTCGGCTGATCCCCATCAAACGCAGGAAAAAGCCAACGGTACTTGTATTCTTATGAATACAATGTATGCGCGGAACGCAAGAGAAGATTGGGCTTCTTGCGGCGGTGACTTCAGAGTACCGTGGCACACAGCACTCATCTGAAAATGGTTCGGCGGCTCCATTCAAAAGCCGCCGCTTTTTTGCGTAGTCAGCGTCCAGGCTGCTAGGGTCACCTACTTGCAAGGGGTGATCTGATACAGAGCAACAGAGGTGCAAGTCCTCCGCTACGCTTTCGGTCCTGTCGTCTAGTTGGCTAGGATACCGCCCTTTCACGGCGAGAACACGGGTTCGAATCCCGTCAGGATCACTTCGGGACAGGTGGCAGAGTGGTCGAATGCGGCGGTTTGCTAAATCGCTGAAGGCAGATATGTCTTCCGAAGGTTCGAATCCTTCCTTGTCCGTTCCCTTGTTGTGTAAAGGTAGCACAGGAGATTTTGATTCTTCTAGTCTTGGTTCGAATCCAAGCGAGGGAACGCCACCTTAGCACAGCGGCAGTGCAGCGGTTTTGTAAACCGCAGGTCATCGGTTCGAATCCGATAGGTGGCTTTGTTAAGGGACTGTTCAAGCACAAGCGCGGATGAACATAGGGTATGGAAACACTGCAACTCACATCACTGGGAATCGGAGTAGTCGCCGCCGCCGTTGCGGGTCTACTGAAATTTTACAGCATCGCGTATTCGCGTGGCTATGAGGACGGCAAGCACTGTGGCTTCACCGAAGGTCTGTATCGTGCTGCACAGCGGGAAGCGCGTAAGACTCGCATATTACAGAGTGTCTAGTATACATTTAGACCAAGTGTCAGGCTTGGTTTGTTGTCTGCTATTGATACTTCTGTGTCCATGCCTATTCTATTTTCCGAAACTGTTGCTTCGTTGAAGAAAATTCTGATTCTGTTCTTGTGTCTAGTCTCATCAGACACCATTGCAACAGTGAAATCTTTTGAATTGTTTGTTTGTGATTGAGTGTAGTATCTGATTTTTAGTTTCTGATCTGGTACAAGGCTCATGCTTTCCGTTTTGGTTTCTTCAGATGGATTTTCTATCTCTAAAAGATACGATCCTTGCGGAATAGTTGATTCTGTTGCTATCTCTACTGTTGTATTGTGTGTCGATATTCCATTCGGCAAGGTAAATCCACTCAACAGCATGGAATCAGCAGACGGTTTGTCAACAACTGTGCATATTTTTGATCCCAACGAAACAGAATTGTTGGTATCTGGATCAAAAATCTCTAGTGTGGAACCAACAGACATAGAAAATTGACATGAGTAGAACTGTTTTAGTCTGTTTTCGTCAGTTTCTTGTTGTGTTAGTAAAACATACTGACCATTTTCTGTCAGTTGTACATACACACCCTCGGTCTTGATGCTGTTTGTGTCTTCTGATCGAAGAAACTTGCAGTTCTTTAGTACTTCGTCTCCTAAAAACCCTTCATTTTCTTCCCAAGAGTGGAATGTGGCATACCCGTGTTCGGTTTCTCTGCTCTTGATGATCAGTGCTAGTTGATTATTCCCTGATGTTTGCCATAAATGACACTGATGTGTGATGTCAAATTCTATTTGACCATCAACAACAGAAGAAAACGACGAACTAGCATCCAATTCGTTTTCGAATACCCCACCTTGAATCTCCCAGATATCATCTGATGCTTCTGATGGTTTATTCCAAGACACTGATGGGTCTATTCCCGATCCCAATCTCACAAGTTTTGCTTCAAACTCGGTTGTCGATGGTGTATCTGTGGACAGAATCAGGGATGCCCTGTCAATTCCATATGAAGCGGTTCCAATTTCTTTTTGAATCGCTTCTAGTGGATAGAAAAACAGAACAGAGCGATATGTGACATCACCACTGATTCCTGCTTTAAGATATTGTCTGTGTCTAATCAGAAGTTCGCCGTCTTCTCCCTCTGGTAAGAGGGTGAACTTCTTTGATATTGAGTCGAATACTGTTCTTGTTGATAGTGGAGAATTGGTTATGAATGTATCATTCTCGTCTATCCCACCAAAAATCTTCACCTCTACAGGTGTGTACTCGGATCTATGTGAGCCGCTTATGTTGTTTCGATATCGTTGAGACAGCATTCTTCATTTCAAGAGGCATAGAAGGAGAATGTCAGTCCTGGACCAGTGTTGTGTGGTGCAGTTGAAGCGGAATACGGAGGATAGAAAACATAAACTTTGTTGATGTTGTCTACCTCTATAAACATTTCTTCTCCGTGATATAGCGTGTATGCGGCGGATGTTGCTGTAAGACCGTAAGCATTCGCGTCTTGAGCAGAAATCACACACATGAATTCGTTCGATGAAGCAGATGCACCTGTTGCTACTCTTGAGGTTTTTATTCTCACACCCGTTGAACAGGTGAATCCAGGAGCAGAGTTGTATTCAGACAGATTCTTTGAAGCGTATCCGACAAATCCAGTTCTGGACATGAAGGTTGGCTGTTGCTTCACCGAAAGTACGGATACACCAATACTCTTCTGCGTTGAAACATTTACACCTTCTACAACTGCACTGTTAAGTACGGATTGGCTGACAGGAGTAATGTTGTTGTCTATTGCAGACTTTACGAGTGAATACAGTGATTCGCTGTATTTGAAATCCGTAGATCCAACAGACACATTTTGAGAATACAGTGCTGCCTTTAGAGCAGCCATGAAATCGGTGCCGTTTTTAATCTGTGACAGAGATGTTGTCAAACTGGATGACACGCTCGACAGTGTTGTGTCCAGATTTGGCAGTTCTACTGGAAGAAGTCCTCCGCTGAATCCTTTCACTAGCACAGGACCGTTGGCAGTGTCTCCGACAACCCATACACCCACGGTTGATGATGTTGATCCTTTTACTGGAACTGGATTGTATGCTTCTTGAGAAATTCCTATTCCAGTGCTGAATGTGGCATATGCATTGAAAGATATTCCCGTGTTGACGAGATATACATTTACAGCAGATCCGCTCCATCCAGCACCAGTGAATCCTCCGACTCTCTCCATGTTTCCATTCGGTAGAATGGTGTTCATGTAAGTTGGTACTGTAGACTTCGATTGGGTATCTGTGGCACCTTGTCCGACTACGGTGATCGTGTCTCTTGTGTAGTCTACGCTGCGAATATCAAGACTTGCGCCACTTACTGTTATGCCAATCGAAGACTTGATATTCACATTCAGAGCGTTGTTTTCTGAATATATGGGAGCCGCTGTTGATCCCGTGAATCCAAATAGACCCACCGACACGGTAGAAGCGGTTCCTCCACCATAAACAGTGACAGTATCCGATGCGGCAGTAAGACCTCGGATTACTATTGTTCCGAATGTAACTCCGATAGCAGTGGCACCAGCGACACCGAATACTCCCAAGTCAGAGAAAGAAGATACTGTTACTGGCAGTGCTTGTGAAACAGTGATTCCGACAGGATACCCGCTGCAAATTCCCTGAATGCTAACATAGTCAATTGCTGATGTGTCACTGGTGACACCGATTCCACCACCTTGTAGTTTTCTGATGTTTAGGTTTGTGGAGTTTACCGTCAACTCACCTACGGTTATTCCGATTGGAGTTGCGCCAGACGCGCCTGTTACAGGCATATAGTCCATAGACGCGCCTAGACCGACCAATGTGGTTGCTATGCTGTAGTAACCGCTGTTAGAGATGTAGTCGTATCTCTGTAGAGGACCGTCAATGGTTACATTAAGGGTCGTTCCTGTTGCAAAACTGAGAGAAACGCCAGTAGCCCCCGCAATACTTACAAGTAGGGGTGATGTATTTGCGAATGAATTTACCTGAACTGGAATCGTTCCAACAGATGCTGTTGAGATATCAACAGCCAACGGACTAACATTGGTTACATTTACAGGAAGACCGTTGCCGCTAGTGACATCAATAGCAGAACCAGACGCTCCATATACAATTTGCACTCTCTGATGGTGTGCATCATTGACAAAACTGCTGGCTATGGTATAAGTAGTACCACTGGTTACAATGTCGTAGTTGTCGCTGGTTGCTCCCATTGGGTTCTCCGCTGTGCAGGCTGTGCAGGGGGTTTCCGACTCAATCCAACTAAATAGGATTACTTACCTATGTATATTTCCGAAAGCAAGGCTAACATGGACATCAACAACATCCGTTTTCCCCGTGAAGTAGAAACCCATGTCAAGAAGTATGAAGTTTCGTATATTGATGCGGTCATAGCCGTGTGTGAGCGGTTTGGTATTGAGCCACAGGTTGCTGCCAAATTCTTGAGCAAGCCCATCATTGAAAAAATCAAGGCTGAGGGGCAGGAATTGAACCTGCTTCCCAAAAAGTCAAAACTGCCTGTTTGACCATTGACTACACACAGGCTTGTGGTATCTTACCTACATACCTGTGACTGAATTGTTCGTCACACATTCAACACACAGCGTACACCTCGTACAAGGAGACAACTATGGGTTTTAAGGACATGAAGAGTGCATCAAAGAACGCCTATCAGACTCTTGCATCCGAAATGGACAAGATGGCAAAGAAGTCGGAGTCTTACAAGGACGACCGCCTTTGGAGGGCTGAAACTGACAAGACTGGCAACGGCTATGCGGAGATTCGGTTTCTCCCTGCTCCCGATGGTGAGGATCTGCCGTGGGCGCGGGTCTGGCATCACGGTTTCCGTGGTCCAGGTGGTTGGTACATTGAGAACTCACTCACCACGATTGGTCTGAAGGATCCAGTCAGCGAGATGAATTCCATGTTGTGGAACAGCGGTTCCGACAAGGACAAGGCTATTGCTCGTGATCGCAAGCGCAAGTTGTCCTATGTCAGCAACATTCTTGTGATCAGCGACCCTAAGCACCCCGAGAACGAGGGCAAGGTGTTCCTGTTCAAGTACGGCAAGAAGATCTTTGAGAAGATTCAGGAAGCAATGAATCCGCAGTTCCAAGACGAGAAGCCTCTGAATCCGTTTGATTTTTGGTCGGGTGCAAACTTCAAGTTGAAGATTCGTCAGGTGGATGGGTACACGAACTACGACAAGAGCGAGTTCGCTGCCCCCTCTGCTCTGCTTGGTGGCGATGACGCTGCGCTTGAGAAGTTGTGGAAGACGGAACACTCTCTGAAGGAGTTCACCGATCCGAAGTCCTTCAAGTCTTATGATGAACTCAAGGCTCGTCTTGAGATGGTTCTTGGTGGCAACATTCGCGCAACGGCTGATTCGGCTGAAGCAAAGGGTGGTGCTGAAAAGGCTTCGTTTGATGACGAAGACGAGACTCCTGCTCCAGTTGCGAAGAAGGCTGCTCCGCAGCCCCCGAAGAAGAGTGTGAAGGAAGCCGTCAGCAATGACGACGATACTGAAGATGCACTCTCTTACTTTGAGAAGTTGGCTAGTGACGACTAAATACTAGCAGCCTTCGGTTTCGCAGCAAGGGGCGCACTTCGGTGCGCCTCTTTCTTTTTAGAAAGAGTGTGATGCTCTTTGCATCGTTAGTATTGTTGGTTCACTGTTTCGTAGTCTCAAATCGTCATTGAAGTTGTTGGTGGTGTTGTTGATCTTGGTTTGCACAACGGAGTTGACAGATGGAGCAGCAGGCTTCGCTGTCCCCACTGCTGCTGCTTTTTCTGCATCAAGAGCATTCATCTCATTATTGTACTGCTGAACCATCTTGCCTAGCGAAGTGTTTGGCGAGGCGGGAGCAGATATTTTCCCTTCAACCACAGAGGATTGATTTTGTCCCTGCTCTCCTTGTGATGTTGATACTGTTGAAGCACTTGCAATTCCTGCTGCTGCTCCTTCTGCCGCTTTTTCATTCTTCTGTTGCTCGGCTCCCCCAACATCAATGAGCGATCCGATTCCTGGAATAGATGAAACCATGTCATAGATTTTTCTTCCACCGACCGCTTCACCCAAATACTCTGCAATATTAGATCCTACCCATTCTCCACCCAGTGTTCCTACAAGCGTTCCTATTCCTGGAATTGGAATCATTGAGCCTAGGATACCGCCACCAACAGATCCGAGAACACTTCCCAAAACTTTAACCAGTCCTACGCCTAGTTTTTCTTTCTTTTCGTCTGGTGACATTTCGGCATCATTTTTAATGCTTGCCAAATCTATTGCGCCCATGCCAGCAGTTATCAATGCCCCTAGACCTGGTATGGATACGATAGCCTTCAGAATTTTTCCTGAACTAGACTTTACTGCACTGCCTATAGCCTTTGCTGGACTCAGATTGCTTACTGCTCCAGAAACAGAACCCCATGCACGCGACAGCCATCCCCCCGCTTTGCCAGCGGTTGATGCTATTGAAGTTCCCATTCCTTTTGTTGCGGAAGCCACAGATGAACCAACAGTTTTTGCAGCACCAACAACTTTTCCTCCAGCCTTTCCTATCATGCCACCGATAGACTTGGCATCTCGTACAAGAGGTGTATCTTTGATCAATCCGAATGCCTTGCTTCCGAGACTTCCTATTGCTCCAAGAGCCTTGCCGCCTAGTTTTTTAGCACCAGATAGAATACCGCGACCCGTTCCCGCTAATCCTGTTTCAGTTAGCATGGACATTAGGTTTCCTAGAATACCGCTTTCGCCGTCTTGTTTTCCGAATCCTAGTAGTTTTGCCAAACCAGAAAGAAGACCACCGCTTTTTTGTGGTTTTTCTGATGCTGGTGTTGGTTTTATTCCAAGAGACTCTAGTTCTGCTTCTCTATCAGACAGTTCTTTTGTCTGTGGTTTGAATTGCTCTACTAGAAGTTTTCTTATCTCTGATATTTCTTTGTAGATTGAACCTAGAGTTGTGTCTTCTCTTCCAGAAATTAGACCTGGTATATCTGATGCCCGAGTGCCACCCGACATCTGACGGGGAATTCGACCACCAGCATAGATGTCGATGTCTGCGTTTCTCTTTCCTCTTCGTGCAATTGATCTCTGAAGACCCCCAGAATATCTTTCTAGTTCTTCCTGTGTTTCTCTTCTTTGCTTTAGGAACTCACCTAGAATTCCTCCAACAACTGGTATCTTTGAAGCCAGTCTTTCGGGAAGAGTCTTTCGGAAAGATTGTGCTTTTTCCTTGATGAACTCTTGGAAAGATGTTCTTTTCTTCAATTGCTCTTCTACGGGCGCAACAATCTCATCTAGTTTCGCTGCGATGTCAGATTGTTCACCCTGAGTCTTCTTTGCCAACTCTCGGATGAATTTGATTTTAGCGTAGATTCGTTTTGCTTCATCGTATGATGCGCCGATAGATTGCTCGGATAACTGCGTGGCTTCATCCATCAATTCTCTTGCAGCCGCAGCAGCAGGATCTTGTCCCAAGAATCGACTTCTGTTTTGGGATATGTAATCTTCTACGGTGGAGCGAACACCTTTCTGCCCTTCCATCCCGACAACATATTTGTCTAGTTCAGATGTTTCAAACCCCATCTCTTTTCTTCGTATCCCTATGGATTCCAGCAGACCAATTTCTTTTGGCTGATCTGTAGTCTGTTGGGTGTTCTCTGCTGATACTACTGTGGGTGCTGCTGTGGCTGAAGCAGGACTCATTACGGATTCAAGAGTAGCAGTGGACGCTGATTTTTCGATGGGCATAAACCGACCCATAGCGTCTCTCTTTCGAGTCGCTGCTAGTTTCTGCCGTGTTGAAAGTTTAGACCGTCTTCTAGCCATGTTACTCCTTTGGGATCATGGTGAATTGGTCACAATTGCTTTTGATTGCTAACCTTGTCTTTTTCTTTTTTCAGGTGAGCAATTAGCATTTGTATGTATACCTCTCTCTCCCAAGGTATCATGCTTTCTAATTCTGCAAGAGAATAGCCGTGGTGCTGTAGAAGGCTGAAATTCAACTGGAAGAATGCCCCCAAGTCAGTATGACAGAGGGCTATTGAAAAAAATCAGATACGCTCTTGAGTTCTACCTTTACCGCACTTCCACAAGATGGGCAATTGTAGTTGAATGAATACTTCAACTCGGGTGATGTCTGAATGAAGTCTATGAGTTTTGCAAACTGATCTGGCATCATGTTATCCACGAAGTCAGATATTTCTTTTGGAGATATGTCTGATGCTTGATGGAGTTGATCGTTCAGCACTACCGCTTCTATGCACTTCTTTGAAAGTTCAAAAGCCATCTCTACTTCGTCTTTTGTGTAGTCAAAGTCATGGATGGATGGATACCGCATGATGAGAGATAGATTGTCGTTTATGATAACCGATGTGTCTTCCGCCTGTTCTTGTTTTTTGCCGATGGTTATTTCATCTAGTTTGATCTTGATGTTCGTTGATTTTTGGCAATTAGTGCAGGTCACTTGGGGTTTGACTTCCTCACCCACAGACTTGGATCGTATCTGTAGGAATGCATACTCTGTGTCAGCAGCACACAACTTTCGTGTATCCAACACACCGTTTGTGCATACAGAAATGACATTTCGCATAGCGTCATTGATCTGATTTGGATTTTTTGATTGGAGGGCGATAAGAAGTATCTTTTCTTCCTTTACGACGAACGGACGAAACTTTACTGTTTGGTTTGAAACAGGAAGCGTCATTGTATATTGAGGAAGAGAAGCATTTTGTAAATTCAGTGTAGCCATAGTGATCCTTTCAATGAAGATGAACTATTTATCGTCTTATTCTTGTGGGTGCGCCGCCATTCATCAAGGAAAACGCTGTTTGTGGGTCGTATAGACCGTTCACGGTTCCGTCTGCACCTACTCGGTAGATTTTCCCGTCTGGTCCGTTTACGAACTTTTGAACCTGTGCTTGTGGAGCAGATTGTGCTGCGGATGGATTTGCGGCGGCAATAGACGAGTTGATGCCTGGTCCGATGTATTGTGGTGTGTATTTTCTGAACGATAGAGTAATGTCTTGGCGCATCACTTCGTTGTCTTTTTCATATCCTAATTGGATATCACCTAGTGCTTTGGGGTAGACTTCTTCCACTATGAATTTGTGTGTTGCAAAATCATTCTTTGTGATAACGCTTATTTCCATGTTGCTGATGTAGTCTTCGTAGTACGCAAATTTGTAGTTTGATGTGCTAGAGACAAGACTCATCCATGTTTCAAAAAATGCTCGTTCTCGGAGATCAGCGGACAGAACCATCGACAAGTTTAGTTCTCCGCTATAGATTTGCTCGTATGGCATATTTCTAGCAGGACCATACAACCTGTACGGTGTTGTAGAGAACGATCTGCCTGGTATGGTTGCAGAATCGCAGCGGATCATGATTTGTCGTAGATCTTGAGGATCTTTGGTGGGAAATGTTTTGGGGTAGTTCACAAGCACTTCGTACCTGTTGCTGTACGCTATGCCAGTCTGCGATATAGAGTTGATCAATTCGTTGATGTTTGACGGAAGAAAGGTCATGGTTATCCTCGGAATGATTTGTGTAGTGTATCTCTGTACACTGTTGTGGCTCTTGCTTTAACGAATCTTGATGTCTCCGACTTTACCATGTCTTCCCATATCTGAAACGGAATCACAACAGGTCGCCGTTTCATTCCACCCCAAGTGTATCTTCGGTAGCAAGGTTTGAAAAATCTGTATCGTCTGCTGGCATCTAGGCGATCATAATCAACCATCAATCTAGTTCTCCACTCATCTGACGCTTTTATTGTGGGTAGATTACGCATGATTGAATCGAACAGAAAGGTTCTGTGTTGGGGCATCAAAAAATGTAGATTGATACCTTCGAATCCTCCCCTATAAACATCGGTGATCAGTACTAGTGGAAAACTGTCATAGTATGTATTTCTCAAAATGAAAGATTGGCTTTCTGGTTTGTATTTGAAGAAAACCATCTGACCCTGAAATAGGCGGTTTGGTATGGACAGGGTTCCGTTTTTTTGCAGGGATTGAATAAGACCGATGTAGGTTTGATCCGTTGCACCCAAAGCCGTTGTGGTTTCGGCTATTACGGACTGTATTTCTTTCTGTAGATCGGGCGTGTTCATGGTTTTTTGAACAGGTCTTGTTCGGTAAGTATCTTGAATTCCCACCCCTTTGCTTCGGACACCCTCTTCGCTGCTTCCCACTTTGCACTATTTACGAGCCAGGTCTTTACTTCGGAGATGTATGTTCTTGTTACTTTGGTTTTCTTCTCTGGTTGTTTGCACTGCTTCATTGGCTTGATTTCTACCAACCAAGTCTTTATACCTTCTGGTGTTTTGACCTCAACTAAAAAATCTACAAAGTATCTGTGTTGTTTCTTGTCCACGGGGCTTACATATGGAATGACTACCTCTTCCGATGCCCAGCGAATAACATTGGAGTTCTGATCACAGAACTTCATGAATTTTCTTTCCCACATACTTCTGTACATGATCTTGGTGGGATCGCCCATGTATTTGGACGAATTATGAGGTTTAAAAAAGCCCTTGTATGCCATACATAAATATGTAGCCGCACCAACATAGGATTTCAATGCCAACACCCTCAAATCCATTTCCATCGACACCACCTAGCGGAATAGTAACCTCTAGCGGTCGTCAGTTTGCTGCTAGCAATAAAACTACCCGCGTTTCGAAGGAATTGTTCAATCAACAGCAGCAAGACAATGTTCTTCGTTCTTTAGAAGGAACGCCAAAACTAGAGAGGGGATCCAGGAGTAGACCTAGTGTTTTGAAATATCCTGTAGACATAGGCACAGGAGAGGTTCCCCATGTCATGCAGTTTAAAGTTTTCTGGCGGTGGGAGAACAAAGACCTGAAGGAGCAGATGGCTGGTGGCTTGAACGCAGCAAAACTGGAATCCGAAAAGAAGATTGGTGAATTGTCTACTCTCGCGGGTCTTATACAGAATGGAAACCTGACCAAAGAGATGCTTGAGCAGAGTGGTCTTCCCCGAGAGAATATTGCCGCTCTTAAAGAACTGGCAAACAGCACCGAGTTACTGAAAATCGTAGACCCGTCAATCAAGGATAATTTGGCTACTCTGCTCCAAACCAATCCAGGAAAAGCCAAAGATATAATGGAGCAAACGATTAGTTCATATCAGACTCGGCTTTCCAGTATTGAGTCTGAACTTAATGGTTCTTTTGGTAAAGTTGGGCTGGATGAACAAGAGCGGCTGATTGTTCAGAATAGATTGGGAGAAGACATATCTGGAACAAGTGTCGGTCAGTCCGCTATAACTGGTGCTGGATCTGGTGCGATTGCGGGTGGTTTGATTGGGTTGCTGCTTGGCGGCGGAAAAGGTGCAGCAATAGGTGCAGCAGGAGGCGCAGCAGCGGGAGCAGTAGTTGCTCCTCTGGCGGTTGCGGGAGCAAAGGCATATCAGAATCAAGCGGTCTATGATCAAATGGTTTCTCTGTACTTGCCTTTCTGTACCAAGATAAACAACGAAGACACATTTCAGTATGAAGACTCAAGTCAGTCTGCTGCTGGTGCTGCTTTTGATTTTTTGGGAAGACCGATTGAAACTGCTGCTCAGGGTCTTGAAGTCGGAGTGGAAAAGGCAGCAGGAGCAGTTGGTGCAGCAGGAGCAGGCGCACTTGCTCGTGGAAAAGTTGTGAACCCTAGATTGGAGAAGTTGTTTCGTCAGAAAGACTTTAGAAACTTCTCGTTCAGTTGGGATTTCTATCCAAAGACAAAGGAAGAAACCGAAGCAATACGAAACATCATAGAGACATTCAGGTATCACGCTCATCCTGCATCTGATGATACCAACGCAGGAGAGGGTGAATCAAAGGTAGAAGTGGTTCTTCGTGTTCCAGCAGAATTTGAGATTCGATTCTTGTCAAGCAATCCCAATCCAAATGTTGCTGGATTTGTTGAGAACGAGTACATACCCAAGATTGGTAGATGTGCTCTTAATTCTATTTCCGTGGACTACACATCAAACTCTATTTTTAGTTCTTTCGTTGACAATTCACCCACAGCAATCACACTAACACTACAGTTCAGCGAGATGGGTGTGCTGACCAGAGAAGTAGTAGACAAGGGCTTCTGATGTACTTCTCCAAATTTCCATTAGTAAAGTATCCGATCAAAGACGGAAACGAATTCAGGTATGTGTTTGTACGCAATCTTTTGCGTCGAGTTGCTTTGAGTGATGAGTTAAAGAATGGCACGGACAGCGTTTTCTTGGAATATGACATCAAAGACGGAGAACGACCAGAACATATTGCCGAGCGTGTGTATGGAGATGCAACATACCATTGGTTGGTTCTGCTGACTAATGATGTGTTTGATGCTTTTCACGATTGGTATAAATCTGGTTCTGCTTTGGAAGACTATGTTCAGAAAAAACACGCAGGCACATCAGTCTACTTTACTACTGCATTGAATTCATTCTATTATGATTCACGAATTGTGAGTGGTGTGTGTTTCGGTCAAGGCGGATATACGACTGATGTTTTGGATTATCATCCTACTCTATGCAAACTAGTTCTTCGGGGCGGACAATTTGCGGCGGGATCTGGTGTTCTGGGTTTCACTACAGGAGCAACCCTATCAGTGAAAATTCATAGGTCGGAACCTTCATATCTTGCAGTGCATCACTTTGAGATAAATCGACCAGCAAACGATGAAACGGCTAACGACAAGTACACGGTAGACCCTCTTTCACAGCAGAGTTCTAGTTTTTCGGTTTTGGGAAGCGTTGTGGGCGTAACACAAGACGAGTATCCGACTCCCGCACAGGGATTGAACTATAGTGGCTCTGGAGTGGTTGATTTCTACGAGACATATATTGGACAATACATGGGTGTCGGTTCAAATCCTGCCATTACAGGACAACCAGTAAATCTATACAATATCTCAAATTACATACACGAAAACAGAATCAATGATGAAAAACGAACCATCAAGATTTTGCATCCACGATTCAAGCGAGCGGCTGCTCAAGAACTAGAATCCTTGTTGAGGGTATAACATGGCAGATGGACAAGGACATGGTGGATCAGCACTCAAGGCTGGTGATTACAAACTAGAAAAGTTTGCAATGTATTCGTTGATAAACGGAAGCACTATAGATTTGTCTAATATGTTCCGATACATTGAAGTATACGAAGACATATTCTCTCCATACATTACAGCAAAGTTGTATATCGAAGACGCTTCAAATTTTCCTGAGAGATTCCCAATTGTCGGACAAGAGAAGATTGAGTTGTCTTTCAAATCAGATATAAACAGTCTTCCTCTTGTTGAGTTGGTTTTTCGTGTCTATAAGTTGGACGGACAGCAGATCAGCGAGACGGGGAAAACACAAACCTATGTTCTTCATCTCATGAGTGAAGCAGGCTATTTCAATTTTTCCGAATACTGTGGGTATGCATTGAACGGTAGTGTGACAGAGATGGTAAAAACCATCTTACATAAGCATTTTCCGTCTTCTGTGTGGAAAGATAAGGTTGAGGTCGAAGACAGTTCAGACAACTATTCATTTGTCTTACCTAGATCGTTTACTCCGCTGAAAGCGATATCTTGGCTGACTTCAAAGGCTTATTCTAAAACAGGTGTTGACTATAGCCCGTATCTTTTCTATGAAACTCTTGATGGTCACAAATTCAAGAGTATTTCCAAGATCATAGAAGACGGATCTCGTACTCCCATCAAGTATGTTTACACGCAGGCTAACATACCACTATTGGAAGGAGAGAAGGAGAATCTTGGGTTCAACAGCGTTCTTCCGAGCAGGTATCACAAGATTCAGAAGATTGAAGAGATGAGTCGTTTTGATGCTGCTTCGAACATAATGAATGGGGTGGTGTCGTCCAATCTAGTGGTACATGATTTGATGCGTAAAGAGTTTAGAAAGTCTGAATTGTTCGAGAGAGATGTGTTTGACACCATGAAGAAACTGGGAAGCGAAACACATTTTAGAGATTCCGACCCCGAATCATCTCGTGTCATGGAAAAGGGTGCTGCTTATTACTATCTGCCAACAACACCTTACACTGTGCATAGCAAATACAACCCGATAGTGGACAATACACAGATCGAGTCTCTTTTCCTCAAGAGAAACTATCACATGAATTCTTTTCTCACACAGAGAATCATGATTCAAGTATTTGGAGACAGTCGTCGTAGAGTTGGAGACATCGTTTCTATATCTGTTCCAAAGCCTCAGTCTGATGTCATGTATCAGTACGACAGAGATGACAAAAATATCAGCGGAGAATACATGATCACTAGCATCAAGCATAGCATATCTGGTTCTTATAGTTGCAAGTACGAACTCTCACGAAACTGTATGGGGGTATGATGAAAGGGTTTTTAGGAAAAGAAGGTTTTGTTTGGTGGCATGGTGTCGTTGAAGACACAGCAGATCCTTTGCATCTTGGTAGATGTAGAGTTCGTGTTTATGGTTTTCATGTAGAAGATAAAACCGAACTACCAACATCTTCTCTGCCTTGGGCGTATCCCATGCAACCACTTACTAGTGCTGCTCTGTCTGGAGTTGGAACTTCTCCTACTGGTCTTCTAGTTGGATCTCATGTATTTGGGTTTTTCCGTGATGGAGAAGAGGCTCAAGATCCTGTAATGATTGGATCTTTTGGTGGAGTTCCAATGAAACCCGCCGATACTTCTGTTGGATTTTCCGATTCATCGGGAAAGTATCCAGCAACGAATGCTGGAATTGCTGCAAAACAATTTCCTCTTGGTGTTTCGGTGGTAGGAGAACAAGACACCAACAGGTTGGCTAGAAATTCTGATTCCGAGCAAATGAAATCTACTGTTGTGGCATACAAGACATCAACGGTAAAAACAGACATTCCCAGTACACCAGGTGTTCGTGGAGGAAAGAATTGGAGCGAGCCAGCAACACCGTACTCCGCTGTCTATCCCAAAAACCATGTTCGCTATACTGAGAGTGGTCACATTGAAGAATTTGACGATACACCAGGATCAGAGAGAATCCATCAGTTTCATTCCTCTGGTTCGTTTGTTGAAATAGGAAACGGATGGGATAGTAATCCAAATGGAACGAGAGTTCAGAGAATAGTTGGAGATGACTACGAAATCGTACACGGAAATAAAAAGGTATACATCAGCGGCGGCGAGGGGCTGGATGTTGTTGTTTCTGGAGGAGTCAATCTAACAGTAAGTGGTGATTGCAGAATAGAATTGAATGGTAAAACCGACATACTAGCCACCAGCGATGTGAATCTTCAAATAGAAGGATCTCTCAAGGCTTCGGGAAAAACGATTGAGTTCTATGCGGATGGAGATATTGGATTCTCGGGCAGAACCATTTCATTCATCACCGATAGTAATATCATGGTGATGCAGCAGGGCAAGCGCATAGAGGTGAACTCTGGCGATGCCGTTCTGCGTCCTAAGCGCGTAAATGTGAAGGACTGATCATATGAATTACCGAGGTCTTCACCGCAAATATCTTGAAGGTTCTTCTGTGTACGAGGTGTACAGAAGCGGCGATGTTGTGAAAAGGGGAGACAAGTTCTATGTTTGTGCTGTTGAAGAAACATCAGGATATCTTCCAGAAGACATGGATTCTGGTTTCGATATCATGTCTTATTTTGTAGATCCTTCTCCCAACAATATCATAGACGGGGGAAACTACTAATGCCAGGATTTGGGGTATGTAGAGCACACATAGATACTGCTGGAGGCACTATTTTGATAGGCAATCCATTCTTTTTTGTTGACGGTTTCCCTGTTTCTGTTGAGGGTAATCCTGTACAAGATCACGGCAACAACGAACACGATAACGCAGTCATGGTTCAGGGAAATCCTAATTTTGTGCTTGGGGGAATTCCTGTTTGTACTGTTGCGAGTCAGGCTAGTTGCGGTCATCCTCCAACAGGTTCGGGAACTTTTTTTGTGGGGTAACAAATGGCAGATCAGCAGTGTCCATGTAAACAAAAATTGAGCGAAGGCGAAAAGGGTATTCTCAATTTTGGATTGAGCAGCGAGATGCTTAAAAATCCAAATGCTGCTGCTATCGGATTAACACGGCAGTTGGGTGGCTCGAATGGAAATCGTCTTGCGACTATAATCGGCAATGCTACAGCGGTTCCTCCCGTTTCGTATTCGCAGCAAATCGCTCCTCTGCTTCCGTCTCTGAATGCTCTGAAAGACAAAATAGATCAGCAATCTGGAATTGTTGATGTCTTCGAAGCAGAGTGCAACAGGATGACTGATCCGCGATATCTTACCAGCATCATAAGCAGCCTTTCTCTTTATGGAGAATTGTCCTGTGCTTTGGGAATCGAAGGTCTTGATATTGGTGTTGGTCTTAATGTGGTCAATCAAAATGGTCAGTTGTCCATACAGGCAGCAGTTGCCGCAAATGTAAACCTAGAAAAGATACTGAATCAGTTTGATTCTGGTCTTGGAACCGATGTTGCTAGTGCTGTGCAGAGCCTACAGGCTGGATTAGATGGCGCGTTTGCTGCTATAGATCAGGTAAACGGTGCTATCAATGGTGTCATGGCTGAAGCAGCAGCAATACAAAACGCAGTCGCAGACTTTATTCAAAAATACACAAACATTAGTTCGCTCGCCAGCCTGGTGGATACTGCAAGCACAGATCCTTGTTTTAAACTTGGATCTACTCTCAATGGTAGTCTTGTTAGTCCAGGATTCTTGAATGTTGTTCGGGGAGGAACACCGACAGGATTTGGAACAACAAGATGATTTCCTCCGACAGCAACATCACCGAACTAAAGGATATCTCCCTTATGGTTGGAGAGATATTTGGTGTTTTTATTGTTGGGCTGGGTTTGGGGGCTTGGGGAATAATCAAGAAGCAAAACCTGAATTGGTCTTCTAGGTGGAAGGATGTAACGGAAAAGAGGTTTGTTCAGAAGCACACACAGATACATGAACTACTCACGGAGTTGAGGCTTACCTCTAGGTGCTGTCGGTGCTTGATTTTTCAATTTCACAACGGCGGGTCTTTTGCCGATGGTAGTTCAATCAAGAGGTTTTCCGTAACCCACGAGTCGTGTGCCTCTGGGGTGGGAACTGTTATGCTTGACTCTCAAGATGTGTTACTGACAAGGTATGCTGAATTGATACGAGTTTTAGAAGAACAACCTTCAAAAATTCTTTCGATTCGTGATGTTCCTTCTTCTGGATTCCGTTCTGGACTTGAGATAAATAGCGTAGATTACTTTACTCTGCTTCCTCTTAGATGTTCCGATGGTATTTCTCCTCTTGGTTTTGTGTGTTGTCAGTGGTGTTCTGGAGATGCACTAGATGATATTGAGAAAGAGGGTATTTCTCAAACGACTTTAGAGCAAGTGATCTCAGAGGCAGTAGAAAACATCAACGCACACATAAACTTCAAAAAGAACAAATAATGGCTCTACGCTTAACAGGAACATCCACATCGGTATACACGGACATAGATCCCATGTTTTCGAGGAATCCGAAAACTGGCGATCTTCTTCTTGTTCGTGACGATCAGGCGATACGAACTTCTTTGAAGAATCTACTCATGACTTCCTTTGGTGAACGGCTGTTTCAGCCGACCATAGGTGGATCTCTTCGTTCTCTGCTCTTTGAACCCATAGATGCAATCACGACTATGGAGATCAAAGACAGAATACTGAAAACTATATTGGATCATGAGCCAAGAGTTTCAAATGTTGTAGTTAGTATTAGTGCATCGGAAGATCAGAATGGCTACGGTGTTGAAATAGAGTATTCAATCGTTGCTGCTGGAAAAACTGATAGAGTGTCGGTTGTACTAGAAAGGGTGCGCTGATGTCCACTAACAATAACAACTTTAATATCATAGGACTTGATTTCGATGAAGCCAAGGCTTCTCTCAAGGCTTTCTTGCAGTCGCAGGATACACTCAAAGACTACAATTTTGACGGATCGGTATTGAGCACTATTCTTGATGTGTTGGCTTACAACACACACTATCAGGCATTTTATGCCAACATGGTAGCAAACGAAATGTTCTTGGACAGCGCAGTGCTTCGTCCTTCTGTGGTATCTCATGCAAAAACTCTTGGATATGTTCCTTCTTCTCGTAGAGCATCAAAGGCAGTTCTTACGGTGGATGCGCCTGGAGCAACGGACTCAACATATCTTGCTCGGGGAACTGAATTTGTAGGTACTAATGCTGCTGGAACTCAATACCGATTTGTTTTGCTTGATACGGTGTATGCAAATTCTACTACGGATAAATTTGAAGAAATTGAAGTGTATGAGGGGACTCTACGCAGGATGAGTTATGTTTATGATCCGACAAAAAAGAGCGGATCGGTTCTACTCATACCAAACAACAAGATAGACACCACCACAATTAGAGTTCGAATCAAGAACTCTGCCACAGACAGCACTGGAATTGGTGATGCATGGACTTATTCGGATTCATACATCGACCTGACTCCAACATCCAAGGTGTATTTTCTTCAAGAAAAAGAAACGGGTATGTACGAACTGTATTTCGGGGACAACTTCCTTGGAATGCAGCCGCAGTCTGGTAGCATTGTTATAGTGGAATACTTGGAAACCAACGCTGACGAGGCAAATGCCATCAGCAGATTTAGCACTGCGGTAAATGGTCTGCAAACCATTACTGTTGTGTCTTCTTCTTCTGGTGGAGTTGCCGAAGAAAGTGTTTCCAAGATCAAATTTTTAGCCCCGAAGTATTACACAGCACAAAGCCGAGCAGTGACGGAAAACGATTACAAAGTAATGGTTTTGCGTGAGTATCCTAGTGCTAATTCTGTCTTTGTTTATGGAGGCGAAGATGTTGATCCGCCTCAGTATGGAAAGGTGTTTATTGCAATCAAACCTAGCACTGGTTCTGCGCTTACAAGCCAAGAAAAGATTTCTCTTGTAAAGCGTCTACGAGAAAATCGTTCTGTTGTTACCGTTACTCCAGAAATAGTAGATCCTGATTACATTGATCTAGTGATTGATTCTATCGTGACATTCGATCCGTCTTTGACTAGCATCGGTGCAGGAACACTCAAGAGCATTATCGTGGCGTATTTGTACACATACTCTGCTTCTGTTTTGGAGTCCTTTGGATCTAATTTCTACTTGTCCAAGATCATTCAGGGCATCAATGGATTGAATGCGGGTATAATCAGCAACCAAACTACTGTGAAAATGAGAAAGACGATTAATCTTTCTAGGCTTCTAGTCACAAAGGGGTTCAGCATTGACTTCAAAAATCCGATCAATCGGGTGAGTCACATGGAATCGGATATGCCGACACTTTCTAGTAGCCTGTTTTCACACAAAGATGTTTTTGGTGTCGTATACAACAATGTTAGTGCAGTGGACAATAGTGACGGAAGAATAGATTTGGTCAGGATTGATGAAGAAGGAATGTCTAAACTCGTGTATCAAAACATAGGAAGCGTTGATTACGAAAAGGGAATCGTTCGCTTCAATACTAATTTCTCACCAACCAGCAGCGATATTTTCTTGACCGTAACCGTAGAACCCCAAAACGATGATTTGTTTGTTTTCGAGAACAAGATGTTCCGTATCAGCAGAGCATATTCGGATTCGATTTCTGTTGACCTGACTACACAGAGCAATCGCAAGAAGGCACTATAATCATGAGTGTAAGCAACATCATACTAAACACGAATGAGGAGACACTTGAAAACATACTGTCTCCTTTTATAGAACAACAGTTTCCGCAGTTTGTTCGCACAGATCACAGAAAATTGGTTTTGTTTGTCAAGGCTTACTACGAGTGGTTGGAAAAGCAGGGCAATCCTGGATTTGTTGTTTCTCATCTTGATGAAGTTGCGGACATAGACGGCAACCTCGAACAGTTTTTTGATCATTTCAAACACACATATCTTGAGGGTTTTCCAGAACTACTTGCTACCACGGTCACGGGTAACAAACCGAACAAGAAAACTCTGCTCAAGAAGATCAGAGATTTTTACGGAAACAAAGGAACCGAGAGTGCGTATAAATTCTTGTTCAAGTTGCTGTATGACAGTGATTTGGAAATCTACTATCCTAACCGAGACATCCTAAAGGCATCGGATGGTATTTGGGTTGAGCCTTGTTCGATCAAGACAACTTCTGTGTCTGGTGCTGCTTTGTTCGGTGTTGAAGGTGGAAACATTTTGCAGTACACCGATGGAACTCTCACAGGCAGCGCATTCATTGAATCTGTAGTTCAATACGAATTCAGCGGATATTCTGTTACCGAATTTTTCATCAAAGATATCAACGGATCATTCGTTTCAAATCAACAGGTAGTGCTTCAAAAAAATGCATTAGAGTACAGAGAGAATGCTTATTCGGTTTTGGGTGATTTCTTTGTTGAACTGCCAGGAGAAAATTACTCTATTGGTGATCGTGTGGTTGTGTATGATGATCGCGGAGTTGGTTTTTTGGCAAAGGTCGATCAGGTTGGATTGTTTGGAAATATCAAAAGACTCGGAATCATTAGTTCGGGTATCAACTATCCTACCAATATTGTTGTAGACATATTCAACGAACGCGGAGAACGAACCGCAAAAGTTCAAGCACTTGCTACTGCTGTTACAAAGTATCCAGGATATTTTTCTGGAAACAGTGGTAAGATATCTTCAAACAAGCGTGTTCAAGACGGTAATTACTATCAGCCGTTTTCTTATGAATTGAGGGGTTCGGTGTCTTTAGACACCTACTTTGAGACTTTGAAATCCATTATTCACCCAGCAGGCATGAAAATGTTTGGGTCTATCTTGGTCAATGAAGTCCTGAAATCTTCTGCATATTCGTCTGCACAGGTAACGGTGTCTGAAACACCACTGATCGGTAGATATACCCCGTATACGCTTCGAACATTCAATGATTTGCGAGACAGTTACTTTTTGCCTAATCAGGTTACTGGTTCCACCCTACAGGTTTGGTTGAGTGCCTACAACATTGATGGGTTTACTAGCACGGGCGTTACGAATGGCGTGTTTCAACTTTTTGGCAATAAAAAAGATGCTTACGGAATACGGTATTGGAGAAGCATCAATAATGGAATCACATTTGAGCCAGCAAATGCAACAGGTGTTTTCAATCAAGCAGAATCGGCACCGAGTTCCACTATTTGGCTTACTCCAAGACTGAAGGAGAATGCTGTTTCTACTCACAGCACGGTTGACATAAGACCATCCGATTCCACATCTGAAATTTCTACTGGCAGCGGAAATGCTCGCTCTCTTGGTTTTGCTGCTTCTTCTGAGAGACTTTCCACACTAGGACTAACAATGTCTCGTTCATACTTCGTGGTCTTTAAGCCTAGAAGTGTTGGAGTGATTGGAAATCTGGGACTAGCCAGTTCAGAAACTCAGCAATGGCTATTGGGCGACGCTGGAGCATATCACGGAATTCTGCTTGGACGGACAGGTCCTTCCACAGATACTGCTCTGAAAGCCATAGCGTTTCAGTGGAACAGTGGTTCAAATAGACCATCGGTTACAGTACCAATCGGAAAAACTGGTGAATGGAAGTTGCTTGTAAACACATATGACCGAAACCCCGTAAGCGGAAACGGTCCTCTGTCGCTCTTTTTTAATGGAGTGTGTGCTGGAACCGTAGCAAACGCAGTTCCTATTGCGGCGGCTGTACAGAATGCGGGTGCCACATTTGGAGTTGGTTGTGTAAACAATTCTATCACCAGACAATTCGATGGAGAAATAGCAGAAGTTCTACTGTATCAGGGTGATGTTGGTCAACTGAACCGACAAAAAATAGAAGGATATCTTGCCCACAAATATGGTATATCCTCTGTTCTTCCGTCTACTCACCCGTACAAGTCTGCACCGCCAGGTGGATCGTTTGCTTCTGGTAAATGGTATGGAACCACTGGAGATTACTATCCAAACGGATACAATCCATACATTGGTTCGACTTCCGATGTCGGTGTCGATGGACTCACAGCACCACCTGGTTCTGTATTCATCCGCAAATATGCAGGATACACATATACGGTTGCTCCTGAACTTGGAGTCACAAGCCACTCTCCTCTTGGCTCTCCGCTTGGCGGAATCACTTCTTGGCGTAGAAGGAAAGAAGTGAACAACGACATTTCGCAGATGAGTGGATTGGTGTTGTGGTTGAAGCCAGAAAACATTGGAGTGTGTGGATCTTTTGTCAACGGAGCAAGCATGGATGTGTGGAGAGATGCCTCTCCCTCTTCTAATGATGCAGTTCCACCAACATGGAATCGTTGGAATGGTATTGCTCACATAACAAAAACATCGGATGCAGCAAGCGATTGGGCGATGCAATCATATGCGGGCAACGCTCCCATCACTAAACTGTCGTTTTTGCTTAATGGATTGTGTGGAGGATACACTAAAGGTAGACTCTTGATGGCTGGTTTGAATCAGAGTGGGGACATTGCCAATGCAAGTTATGCTGGAATTGATTATGCGTGGTATTCTGTTGGACCATATAGTACTGCTTTAACCCAGCAGCGAACTATGAGAATTTATGAGTCTGGAACCAACATTGGCATAATCATGAATGCTGGAAATGATATTTCTGCATACGATGATGTTGTTTTTGATGTTGAGTATGAAGAGCCTTATATCGTGTATAGAGCCGATGGTGTTGAAAAGCGCAAAGTGTTTTCTGGTTACGGCAAGCAGTTTTATTTTGATTCTTCTTTCAATGCGACAACATCAACGGGTATTGAAAAGGGACACTCTATCACGATCAAGGAGATGAGTTATCGCGGTATACCCGTTGTGCCTGCATTCACCAACACTACAGGAATAGAGACAAGAAATTACGCTGGTAGCACACTGGATCATCTCCGTCCAGTGATACAGTTTGCTTCTGCTGCTGGTGCAACTGGAATCAGTTTCAACGGAGGGGTGATTTATTCTCCGAACAGTGTTTGGGGAGGTCAGACTCTTCTGGCAGATTCTATTGATTTCGGAAAAACCTTCGGCACAGGAACCACCGCAAGTAAAATACTGACGGGTCAGCACTTCTATCTCAGAACACCCCTAAAACTTTCTGAAGACGCTGATGTGTTCATGGTTTTCCGTAACACGGGAGAAACATGGGACAAGGGAGTTGGATTTGTTTGCTCTGAAGATGATTTGAGAAATCCTATCAACGACTCTGTGATTTTCCACAGATCATACAATTCAATTGATTCGGATCTTTCAAAGCAAGCACTAGGAACCGTTTCGTCGTATTACAAGGTGACACCTGGCGGGACGATATTGTATCCGAGCAACACCCCAACTGGTCTTGTTGGATTCCGCCCCGCTGGTGGAAGAACCGACTTGCAGTTGAACACCGTTGCATACGATCCTCATGTTTCTGGCGCTTGTTTGGGAACAGTGGTTGGGGAGTGGAGAAGAGGAGCGGACAACAAAATCGAGTCTTTCTTGAACGGAGATTTGTCAACCAACGAATCCAAGATTACTGGAAGGAAGATAGCCTCTACCAATTTCCTTGGTGGAGATGGATATGTTATTCGTAATGGTCTTCTTACCGAACTGGATGGAGTCACTTCGAATACTAGAAATCTTATTGCTGACTACGAAAACAATCTGCTTGCCCCGTATATTTCTGCGTGGCAACCAACTCCTGTGAACTGGTTGAATGAAACTCTTACTTGGACGGGAGATGGAACAGGAACATTTACGGCTGTTGATGTCACTGATCAGTATGATCGTTACGGTTTGATTCCCGCTACCCGTTACGGAATGAATCAAACTTATGAGATTCGTCCCAAATCATCCAACAACGCTTATTTGCAGTCGAACAACGACTGGATTGCTGGTTTCAATGCAAATGTGTGGACTTTCAATGTTTGGGTGAAGAGAATAGATGAAGTGGATCTTCCTGGTTCTATGGGTGTGTATGTCTACTCTCATGGAGTTGTTAGTGGCGCAGCAGTCACTCCTGTAAAAGAACAAAACGGTTGGCACAGACTGTCTCTGACAAGAACTGGTGGAGCGTATTCAGCGACAAATACGAATTGGGCTACTTCTGCGTCTCTTGTTGGAGTCTCTGGTCTACCAGCAGGAATAACTCTTCTTTTTAGCAACCCACAGTTGCTAAGTACAGGAACTGTTGCGGGTCAGTACTATTCTTCTAGTCTTGCTTCTAATGGCAGCAGCACTCCTGCAATATTCTCTAGTTTGCACAGTCACCTCAATCTACCCACTGGATGGTCTGCATCTGGACCAATAGGAAATCATGAGATAGTGCATGGCTCTGACACAGAAGGATCAAACTTCAATCTCATATGGAGACTAAAGAATAGAGTGGGTGCAACAGCAGAACGAGGAGTTACAACTGGATTCCATAGTCCTCTTGTTTCTGTTGACAGAACAAAGACCTATAGAATTTCTACATGGGTTCGAAGAGTAAACACCACTTCGGATAGTGGAACCGTGCTTTTTGGAATCACTTTTGCTGGATTGAGTCCCATCACGACAAAGAGTGGTTCTGGTTTCTCTTTCGGAAACCAATACGAACCATATGCAATTGCATCCACATCTCACGAAACTGTTGGTGGTGGGGATTGGAACTTGTATGTTGCTCATATTCATCCACACGGAAGTGCTATAGGTGAAAATCACTACGATACTGGACGATACCTATTTGATGTTGCATCAGCCAAAGGTATAAGTGCATCTCCTGAACCCGAAATTCTTGAGGATCTTGTTTGGGGAAGCGACACTTCTTCTGTTGGTGTTTCTTGTCTTGTTAGCGGAGCAGGCAACAAGAATTTGGAATTGTATTTCACCCAACCAAGAATAGAACTGGTGGACGGAGCCGAGATATTTGTGAACGAATTGGTGAGTGCAAAAAACAGAAATTGGGAGGGGACTGGACTTGTTGGTGATGATCCATATCTTTACAATGGAACCTATCCGTCTTCACAATTCGATGGTGTTTTGCAGTTTGATGGCAAGAACACAAAGGTACTGACTACCGATTTGCAACAACTCACTGCAAACAGTTCATTCGAGTGTTGGGTTCGTTGTGATGAAATAGTGAATTACTACAATATGTTTGCGGGTTATTATGTTCCGTACATTGCACTTTCATCCCCATCCGCTGGTAAGATCAGACCGAATGTGTGGAATAATTTTGGGGGTGTAGGCAAGAGTATCAGTACTCCATTGTTGTATGACATAAATCAGTGGCTTCACTTCGTGTATATCCAAGACTACGATGGATCAGCCAACACAAAGGCAAAAATATACATCAATGGATCAAAGACTATTGAAACTATATTTGCAGGCGCACCAAGATCAGTCAAAGACAATCCACTGACAATTGGTGATGGAGGATCAGCACGGGACTTCTTTGCCACAGGATTCCGTACATCGTGGTATCCGTTCAAAGGAAAAGTGTCTAATGTTCGTGTATACAATCGTGTATTGGCTGATGAAGAAGTCTTGCAAAACTTCAATTCTCTGAGAAACCGTTTCGGTGTGTAAACGAAAGGCGCAACCATGCCAAGCGAAATAGTAGATCCCGATGACGAGTCACAGTTTCCCGCCGCTCCCGAGCAGTACAATTCTGCTCCTATTACTATTAGTAGGTTTGGTGCATATGTGCGTTCAACTGCTGAAAGCACATCATCTAGCCCTGTGTCTTCTTGGGTAAATGACCTCACAAACAACGCAACGAATCCTTCATTTTCTTTTTCGGGTGTTTTGAGTGAGGTAATAGTCTTCAATCGCAAACTGAATGAAACAGAAAGACAACAGGTATATGCCTATCTGTCGCAGAAATACAATTTGAACGAAAGACTGCCAAAATCTTTTGATCAATCTAGGAATTCTGCATATCAGGCTGGTCTTACATTCTGGGATGTAGAGAATCACCCAAACAAAAAGAACTTGGACGAGTTGCCGTTTGTGTGTGAGTTTTCTGGTCTTACTTTGCAGTCGTTTTTCTCTATTCCTGATCTTGTGTATAAGTCTGTCGGAACTCGTCTGGCGGACGGAACTACTCTTTCGGGCGATACATATACAAACATAGGACTGTAAGGAGAAGACATGGCATTCGTAAAAGCATCACTGAAAAGATCATACGCTGAGAGTTTCCTAGCCGAATTGGAGAGGAACGAAAATCAGTACTTCTTTTTTGTCGCCAAAGGCACTACATGGGAAAATGAAAACACTCCCAGTGAGTACATTGACACGATTTTGTCAGAAAATCAAGTCATGGGAGAGATCATCGGATACAAAAAGATCATCCCGCAGGATGTTGTGTTCGCTGTTCCGAGATACGAATGGATCAGTGGTGTTTCTTATGACCGATATGATGATTCTGTGGAACTGTTTTCCGAAGATGATCCAAAGCAATTCTATGTGGTCACATCTACAAATACTGTGTACAAGTGTTTGGATAACAATGGTGGAGCAGTTTCTACCGTAGAGCCTACGATAACTTCTCCCACTCCTTTCACTACATCTGATGGTTATCGTTGGAAGTATTTAACCACACTTCAAGAATCTGACATTCCATACGAACTCACAGACTATATGCCTATCGACAAGGCTGTTAGTGCTGTTGATGTAAACACGGTCAACCAGTTCAATACACAGATACAAGCCATTCCTGGTGAACTTGTTCGGGTTGATATTAGTAACGCTAGTGGTGCCTCTGCTGGTGTGTACCAAAATAGTGTGTTTAGAACCAATGAAAACATCGCCAACGCTTACATTCAAGTTGCTGCTTTCACCAAGATAGATGCTGAAACAAGCACTGTAAAGATAACAGATTCTGTGTCAATTGGTCGTATCAGACAGGCAAGCGTTTCTGGTTTTAGTGTGTCGAATTATGTTGGACACGCCATTCGTGTCGAAGCAAGTACGGTGAACTCTTCACAGGTTGGAAATTACGGAATAATAAGCGCAGTTCAAGAGACAGCAAACGATATTACATTCACGGTGAAGAATGATGTGGTGAATTTCATAGTCAGTCCTTCCACGGGAACTGGATGGGCATCTGTGGAAATTCTTCCGTTCATCAATATTGTTGGTGACGGTGAAGGTGCTTATGTAAAGCCAGTAATGAATACTTCAAAGAATATCACTGGCGTGGTGGTAGTTAGTGGTGGAAAAAACTACAACAAAGTTTCTTGCGTTCTCAACAGCAATAAAAATGCTGTTACAGTGCATCCAACTTTAAGACCTGTTCTGTCTCCTAAAGAGGGTCATGGAAGCAATATTTTGAGTGAACTAAATGCTCAGGATGTGATACTCATCATTAATATTGGAGAAGAACAAGCAAACAAGATTATTGGGGGCGGATCTTACAGACAGTACGGAATCATAAAGAATCCTGTTTTGAGTAGTGGATTGAACAGAGTCGCTGGTACAGAAGATCCTCTGTATAGAGATCTGACAGTGATATGTCCGACGCAGTATTTCTCTCCTAATCATTTTTCTGGTGATCTCTACAATTTTATCACTGGTATCGAAAGTGGTGCTTCCGCCAAGGTTGTCGAACTTCGTGCATATTCTTCTCCCAATCCATCAGAGACATGGGCTACCATAAAAACAGTGAAGTCTAGTCCAGAGTTTCTGACTCAGCGAGCAAACAGGGACATTTACTATTTGAGTCTTGATCGCAGCCCTGTCCCCTCTTTTATTCTTGGTGAAACAGTTCGGCAGTCTGTTCCCGCAGGGACTGCAATATTTCAAAGCGTTTCATATGGATTTGATGTGTTGAGTAGAGGAACCGTGTTGTCGGTTTCTGGAGCAACTCTTGAGATTCGTCTGACTAGTAACAGCGGATTTGTGGCTAATGTGCCTGGCGCGACTCTTGAGGCTGTTATTTCTGGTGTAACGGCTGCTATTACAGCAGTTTCTCCAAAGAATGGAGAGCGACTACTCATCTCTTCGGCTATCGGGGATTCTGCTCAATTTATTGAAGATGCAAGCGGTAATCAGACAGGATATTCGGTTTATGAAATTGGCTCTCCTTACAGCAACCAAAATGAAATCCCTTCATACAGCGGACTGTATGTCTTGAATCTTGTAACCAGTGCGAACGCTGCTACTGGTGGATTGGACTTGACATCATCGCAGATGACTTTGAATTCATTTAGCAATGGAGACAAAATCGTTCAAGGCACTACAAGCGGCTATACCGATTACGCAACTGGTGATGTTTATTACTGGGATTTTGTGAATCCTGCTTATGGCAGACTATATGTTTCCAATGTTCTTGGTGTATTCAGGAGCGTTCAAACACACGGACTGACTGGTACTACTTTGGGGGCATTTGTGGTTGCCTCTGTTGACAAGCCAGAGATTAAACCTAATTCGGGTGAAATCTTATACATAGACAATGTACGACCCATTCAAAGAATTTTTGGTCAAGAAGAAGAATTCCGAGTCCGTCTTGGCTTCTAAGAGGAACACATGGCATACGATCCAAGCATATTCAATATCAATCCTTACTACGATGACTTTGATGCAGCAAAGGGGTTTTTGCGTGTTCTCTTCAAGCCTGGATATGCAGTTCAGGCTCGTGAACTAACACAGGCTCAAACACTTCTACAGAATCAACTATCGAAAATAGGAGATCACCTTTTCAAGGATGGATCTCGTATTATCGGTGGTGGCATTTCTGTGAGAAATGCATCTTACATCATGGTAGATGCTGGAGTTTCTTCTCCTCTACTCGGTGCTACCAATTATGAAGACTTGATTGGTTCTGTTTTGACATCAAGTATTGATGGTGACCTGACCGAAGCACGGGTGGTTCATTATGTTGCTCCCGATGTGTCCTCGGATGGATTGCTGGTACTTATCGTTGATTTTGTCTCTGGATTTGCATTCGAAAGCAGTTTCAATCTCACGAAAGGATCTTTTCAGTATAACGGCTTTGTTCCTGCTCCATCGGCTTTTTTAGACGGTGTTGAGTACCCATCAACAGGAACCTGCAAACTCGTATCCGTAAACGAGGGAGTCTTTTATATTGATGGATTCTTTGTGCGTTCTTCCACGCAATTCTTCTCTCCATATGAGAAAAATGCTGTTCGTAGAGATTTTCGATTCGACGGTTTTAGTCAACTGAATAAAAAGATTGGATTCTTGATTACCCGTGATGGTGTAACGGAACGAGATGACAATACTCTGAGAGATCCTGCAATCGGATCGTACAACTACAATGCGCCTGGAGCAGATCGTTACAAGATAACTCCTGTGCTTTCACAGGTAGAACTTTTAGATACACCTGATGATTTTGTTGAACTCGTTCGTTTTGAGGGCGGAAAGGTTGTAAAGAAAGCAGATCGAATTTCTTATGGCGAAATAGAAAAAACACTAGCCAGAAGAACATTCGATGAGTCTGGTTCATACAGCGTGAATCCTTTTGATATCTCTATCAAGAGGACTGCTGACAGCACAGAGTATTTCAATCTTGTCATGGGTCAAGGTAAGGCTTACATTCTTGGGCAAGAGGTTGAAAATGCCTATCCAAAAGTTTTGCCGTTTCCTAGAGCGCAGACCGTTCAAGAAGAGGGGACATCAAGTCCTCTTTCCTACGATTTCAGCACGGGAAACTATTTGGATGTAACATTCAACTCAGATTCTCAAACACTATTCGCCAGCAATCTACCGTCTATTGCGTCAGGCTCTGTGCTTGCGAGATTTTTTGGAACAACCAACAACACCGTTGCAACTGGCTATGTTCATGGTGCAATTCCCACGAATGCAAACGGTGTATCAGCGAAAACATATAGGCTCTATCTGTACGGTATAAGCGGAGCAGTTCAGAGTGGAAGATCTGCTTGCATCTATCTCCACACAAACGGAAACACACTCGGAAGATTTGCTCCATCATCGGGAACAACATTTCCTTCTCCGTCTCAAACCGTACAGCAGTCTTTGGTTTACGAGGTTACTCCAGGATATGCAGTATCTGATTTTTCTTCTTTGAGGGTTGTTGGCAAACTTGTTGGTGGAAACACCAATCTTGTTGCTGCCTCGCACACTGCGCCAAACACCACATACAGTGTAACAAAAGATCACTTCAGTGATTCATTAGTGAGTCCGAGTTCTAGTGTTTTTTCTTTCTTCAATTACGGTTCTGGTGCTAACACTTCCTCAAGCGACACGCAAGAGATTGCTATCATTGATCAGAACGGAAATGCATTTGTTCCTCCAGCATCTGGAACAATATTGTCCTCTGTTGACACATCTCAGTTTTCGTTGGTGATTACGAATGCTGCAAATGGATTCACCAGCGGTAGTTTCCGTATAGCCGCTCCCGTAATATACACTCCTGTTATCAGTGATGTGAATACCTACCGATACAAGACCACTGCTACTTCAACTCATCAATTTGTTACCAACTCTTTCAAGACAGATTCTGTTGGCAGAAAGTATTTTACGCTTCCGCACATTGATGTGTTCTCGATTTCTTCGATTGTAAATCAGGCTGATCAACAAATTTTTGCAGATGATTTTGAATTGGATGATGGTCAACGCGAATCGCATTATGAAAATGCTAGACTGTATATCAAAGAGAATGCTTCTAGCAAGTCCGTTTACAATGGAACAGCAGGAACAGCGATTACTCTTGTTGTGTCCTACTCCAGGTTTACCCACAATGGTTTGCAGTGTGCTCCATTCATAGGAAAACACTCATACACAGATCTTGAATATGAAAAGATTCCTCTTTACACAAATCCCAGAACAGGAAAGACCGTTTCTCTTGCAAATTGCATAGACTTCAGGCGGTCTGGTTTGACATCATCGGTGGCTATGCTCAAGCCATATGGTCGCTCCGAGTTTGGTACAATTGGCGACACGCAGATCAAGTACAGCCACTACTTGCCAAGAATTGACAAGATTTGTTTGAAGGCGGATGTAGAAGACGGATCTCCTCTGTTTTTCTTGGAATCTGGTACACCAGATATTTCACCCGTGTCTCCTTCAGATCCAGCAGACTCTTTGGTGCTAGCAACTCTCACCGTTCCTGCGTACACACATAATCCAGAAGACATCATGATCTCTCCCGTGAATTCGAAGAGATATACCATGTCTGATATTGGACGAATGGAGAAGCGTGTTGATGATGTAGAGGTGTTTACTAAACTATCTCTATCTGAAACAGAATTGGAAACGCGATCACTGAAAACATCGGTTTCTCAAACAGAACCGCTGAAGACTTCTATCTTTGTGGATGAACTGTATGGACACTCTTCTTCGGATGTAGTATCCAATTTCCATTCATGTTCTATAGATTTGGAGCGATCTGAACTAAGACCATTCTTTGTTCCGTTTGATGTTGGTTTTGTGGAAGGTGTCACATCCGATACTCGTGAATCTGCTGATGGAATCGTTACACTAAATTACACATCAAAACTCTACATCGACAACAAGAAGTACACCAAGACAATCAAGCCAAATCCTTCGAATAATGTAAACTGGTTGGGTTTCTTGAAGATCACTCCTCAAGTGACCACCATTTATGACAAATCGGTAAGACCTGTTGTGAAAACCAATTCTCTCATGGAGAATGATAATTGGCTTTCATCTAACGCAAATGATGATCGTGGATTCGGTACTCAATGGAACGATTGGGAGAGCATTTGGTTTGGGATTAACGATATAGAGGAAGAGCAGCAGGACATACAGAACCGAATTCTACAAACTCCTCGTATAAATTCCGAGTCTTCGGTTTCCAATATCAATTCTGGAAATGTCAAAGTTTCAGCAAGCAGAAACGCACAATCTGTGGATCAGCGCACAAGTAGTTTCATGCGTACCAGATATCTGAAAAACCGAATCAAGACAAAAATCGAAAACAAAATAATCGACAGAAGTGTAATTCCATATATCCCATATCAAACTGTGTCGGGATTGGCTACTGGACTGAAGCCAAATTCTCAGAGTCTTTCTGTGTTCTTTGACAGTGATCTTGTGTTGTCTGGAGTTACGAGTGATGAAAACGGTACATCAAGGTTTTCGTTTGACATCATAAACTCTTCTGCGCTAGTAGGAAGCAGAACTGTTCGTATTTCTGATGCAGACGCAATTGAAAATTCTACTCTTTCTGCTGATGCGGTTTACCACTGCTCTGGGATTTTGAATCAGAGAGATTCTGGATCTTTTTCTACAAGACCCCCAGAACTACGCAGGCAGTCTGTTAATAGTGAAACCATAGCAAAAGATCCGTTCAACCGCGATCTTGATACAATCGAAAACAATCAGTGGTCAGATCCTCTTTCACAAACATTCTTTGTCGATAAGAAAACGAATGCAGAAGGAATTTTCCTTAACAGCGTTTCTCTATTCTTCTCGTCCAAGGATTCGAAACTGCCTGTTGCTGTTCAGATTCGTCCCACTCTTTCGGGATATCCTTCTCCATCTGTTGTTCTGCCTTTCAGTACAGTTGTCAAGATGCCTTCTGAAGTAAATGCATCTAGCGTTCCAGCCGAAACCAAGTTTGAGTTCAGCAGTCCTGTGTATTTGGAACCTGGAGAATATTCGATTTGTGTTTTGACAAACAGCGATGACTATGAGTTGTTTGCTGCCGAGTCTTCGTTCAACTCCATACCAAATTCTTCTTCCACATCTGGAAGAGCAGGAAACAATCAATTGGTGGGAACGCTCTTTGTTGCACAGGGATTGGGTGCTGCTGTTCCAGACAATACCACGGATCTTATGTTCTCATTGGAACGCTGCGAGTTTGCTTCTCAAGGAACATATAGCATCAATGGTGCTACCAATCTTTCCGATGTTCAAGTAGTGAAGTTTTATTCGAGTGAGATTATTCCGAGTGGTTGTTCGATCAGCCGACAGATCGGAACAACAGAATTTTACAATGGAGAGTCGATTTATCCAGAGACTGCTATTACACCAAACATAGTCTATACACTTCGTCGTGGTGCGAGTAATGCAGTTTCTCCAGTCTTCGACAGGCAGACTCTTGTTGGAACATCCGTTCAAATGTACACCAATCGCACCTCCACATCTCCTTATTCTGAATATGTGTCACGAGTTGTTGAGTTGCCCGACTACATTACTTCCAATGGTATTGCGGTTTTCGTGGATGAAAACACTCCCACTCAAACACAGATAAGCGTACAGTACCGATGCAGCGTTTCTGGCGAGACTGATATTTTTGACAAGCCTTGGGCGAATCTCAGTAGAAGTTTGAATACTCCACAATTCACCAGTTCTTCGGATCTTGACTTCCGAGAGGCAGAGTTCAGGGGTGTTACCAGTTCATTCCAGTCCTATCAGATTAAAGTGAGACTGTCTTCTGCTGCATCCCCAACATATTCAAGAACTCCATCTGTTAGAAATATTCGTACCATCAGTTTCATACAACCAACCTAACATGAGAAAATATACTAGATCTAATACGGGTGCGTTGATACTATCTGATCGGTCTGTTGTGCGTGAATATGTGGAGAAAAAGGAACAGCACGAACGAATAGAGTGTCTAGCCAGAGAGATAGATACTCTTAAGCAGCAGATTCTCGAACTTCAGAACACAGTACTCAGACTAACCAAGAGCGAGTAACCATGCCAGTAGACACAGGACCAGACCGTATTGATTTCACGATTCCAGAAGTGGATCTTGGTGATACCTTCAACACATGGAGGGACATTACTAATACATCTGTCTATAAACTCAATAAGGTCAAACTATATGAGGGATTGTCATCAGGTAGCGTGAATGTTATTGTGTCGGATGGGGGAACGGCTCAGTTCAAACTTCAAGACAATATTGTTGATGGTTTGTGTTTTACCGCTCATGTGGTGTTTGGGCAGGGAGTCACTTTCAACGGTCCTGTTACATTCAATGCGCCAACCTTTACGGTGAACGCAAACATCGTAACGATTGATGACTACAATCTGATTCTAGGCGACACAAGCGCAGCGAGCGATGTAAACATTCAGGCTGCTGGAGGCGGCGGTCTTTTCATTAATCGTGGATCTGGAAAAACTGCCGAGTGGCTGTATCAACCAAAACTAGATGCTTATTCCAGCATTTACGGATTGTGTGGAGCGTGGTTGGGAAATGTCAATATTGGTTTGAGTGGTGCTTCGGCTGGTATTGTTCCTTTCCTTGGCACAACTCTTCCTATTCACGGATCATCAGTTCGTCTTGATGGAATATCCGCAGGTGAACACGGATTCCAAGTCAATCTTGTTGACAATCCAGGAAAAACTGGAACTCGTAAGATAGAATTTTCTCGGTATTCTCCCACTGGCTCTACGGCTTTCATTGATGTAATGATGGAAGAGTCTGGAATTTCATATGGAGGAAGACCATATGTATTCATCAAAGACGGTGTAAACCGAAAAACTGTGAGAACACCAAGCAACCACGGTTTTGTGGTTGGAACTCCAATCGTTTTGACAGGTGCTGGTGCATATGTCGCCGCCAAAGCAGATACTTCTGATAATGCAGAAGTCATCGGTATTGTTTCTCGTGTCGTTGACTCGGTGACATTTGAACTAACATTCATCGGTGAAGTCTTCAACATCAATCCAACGGCAAATGTTGATGGAACAGGACTCATCACGGGTTCTGTTTACTATTTAAGTCCGTATGTTCAGGGAAAACTCACCGTCACGCAGCCGACTCAGCAGGGAGTCGTCCACAAAGCAGTTCTGATTGCTACTTCATCCACATCGGGAGTAGTAATTCCTTGGACTGGTGGTGTGCTCACGCAACCACTGGTACTTGGTTCTTCCACCAATACTTCGGTCAGAATTTCACAATACAACAAGTTCCGTCTTGGAGATGTTGTACGCTATCGTGCGTTTGCTTCTCCAACAGGACTCACATACAACATCCCATCAGGTATCACAGGTGCTACCTACGATTACGGAATATTCGTGGTGGCTCAGGCAAACACCACCACTGAAGCAGAAGTTGCTGGTATAGTTGTTTCTACCGAACAAATTGCTGGCACATCGGTGAACCGCGCGTTCAACCTAATGATGGACGGATTCTTTGAATTCCCGCAGGGGGTGTCTGCTGTAAACAATGGGTCTGTTGGAAACTTGCAGACAGGCACCGTTTATTTCTTGAACACAGATTGCGCGGGAACCACACAGGCGTTTGAGGGTAGAACTGCTTGCTATAACAATTCGTCTCCTACTCAGGTGGGATATGTTCGCAAGCCGATGATGTATGCCATCAGCCCAACAAAGGGATATCTGTTCTCATATCGCGGTGATGTTACTGGTCTACCTGGTATTTCTGCCAATGTGCCTCTTGAAAGTCTTCTGATTCGTAATCTTGCCAGTGATCAGAACGGAGATCTGGTATTCGGTGTCTACAGCGGAGGAGTTCAGGGTGGCAAGCAGGTCATGGTGTTCGACAACACCACAAAGGGAAATGTACGCATAGGCGACAGCAATTTCACTAGCAGTTCTGTTGGTGCTGGTGCAACTCTGTCTGTTGCTGGCTCGATTTTTGCTGGCGATACATTTGCAACGAATGGTTCGGTGATGCTTGCTAGTCGTTACACGGGAGCATTCCCCACGACTTTGAATGTCATCGGCTCGGAATATAGCACGGGAAATACCGTGGTTGCTTACGGAGTTCGTCCGTCTTCCACCTCTTCCGCAGCGTCTTTCAAAAGCACATACGGTTCTACAAGCCTTGCACGAACTGCCATTGAGACAGGAGTTGTTGACGGAACATCGAATCCAAAGATGTCGTTCTTGGCGTACTACAACACTGCACACGCTGCTCCAGGCATCACCAATACAGCAGTGGGAACCGATGTTCCCATGTACGAGGTAATGACCGTCACTCCTATTGGTCTTGGATTTGGATCCACGGCACCAGGGGCTTCGTTGGATGTTGTTGGCAGTGCAAGAGTTCGTACTCGTATGGGAATCGGCGCGAATTCAGACACATATCTTGCTGATGCGCTGCTTAATTTCGGAAACAATTACGAAAACACAGCCACACCTACTCCGAATCAGACCACATCAACCATTCGTATGTACTCGGCTGCGGGTGCAACATATGGATTGAGTGTTTCCACAACAGCACTGAACATTGGAGCGCACCAGAGCGGTGCTTCCATCCGCCTCCATGTTGATGGAGCGGAACGAGCCAGATTGACTGCTTCTGGTCTTGGTATAGGAACGGGTACTCCAGGCGCAAGTCTGGATGTGGAAGGTGATGCAATTGTTTACGGAAAACTTTCCGTTGGCACATTTAGTGTTGCATCTGCTGGTGTACTGTACGGAAGTTGGCTTGGTGTGTGTGGTGGATCAATTCTATCCATTCCCAGAAAACTGGGAAGTGGGGGACGACAGTTTGTTTTCCGAGATGTAGTGTCTTGGGGCAGCAGCAGTTCTGATTTTGATGGTGCTCTTGTGATTGAAACGCCACAGGTTTCATCAAAAAATCAAATGGACACCTATGTTATTCGTGGGTACAACTACGGACGACCATCGTCTGGCGAAGGTGCAGGCGAGTGGGAATGCGTGATTGGTGGGTATAATTACTCAGCAGCAGATGCTGGTTGGTATGGACCTGCTGGTACAGGGTATCGTATCACTGGACGAGCACCGTTTACGAGCGTTCGTCTTACCACTCTTGCCACTGCTGGAGCCGCAGGTAAAAATGTAATCGTTCTCGGAGATGTGAATACTCACTGGCGGCATCCGTACATCACAGTTGATGTGATTACTGGATATGCGGACAACACGGTTACATACGGAAGCGAAATTCCAGGTGGATGGTCTGCTGGTGTTTCCACAAACCTTAGTGCTTGCGGATTTACTGCAAATGCAGGAGTTCCTGTCTATACATTCCCGCAGATGAACAGCGGATTGGTTTGTGGTTTGTGTGGATCTCACGGAGTGGGAGTCACTGGACCAGTTGGAGTTCTTGAAGTTTCTCGGCGGATATATGGCGTGTCTCCCACCAATGTGGCGGGCTTCACCTCCATGAATAATCTGTCAGTGTACAACCTTGTTCTGGATGGATCCTCACAGAACGGCAGCGGCAACACTCCAAACTACAATGGAAACGGAATAGCATTTGCTGCAAGAGACAGCAGTTCCACTCTTCCATTTGCTGCAATCTATATTGGAGGACGCGGCAGCGGCAGTTGCATGAATTTCGCACTGTCAAGCACATACGCACAGGGTTTGACGGCTCCCGTGATGACACTGTTCAACAACCATGTAGGAATTGGAGTCACCACTCCCACTGGTCTGGGAAATACTGCTTCTCTTGATGTTCTGGGAATTGTCAAATCTAACACTATAGCCTTTAACATGAGAGCAACTACATCAAATCACCATGTTGTTCCTGCCAATACAACAACGGGAAGTATTGGTTTGACATATGACTCATCTCTTGTCAGCAGTCCTTATGCAAGCCCCTCTACTGGATTTTTTACTGCTCCAGTTTCTGGCTTGTATGAAATGAGGTTTGCATCCCTATGTACGAAGGGTGTAACAACTGGTGCGGGTGGAACAACATATGTTCAAGTCTACTTCACTAAGACGGGTTTCACTCAGGTTGGTTCATATGCAATCACTCCGAATCCATTTGTAACGAGTCAGGGAAATGATAGTTATCAAATGGTATATCTTAATGATATAGTCAGCCTGACCGCTGGAGAAACGGTGGGAGTGAATGCACAGGTGCGGAGTGGACCAAATGTTACTGGAGTGGGGGTTTTCAGAGGGCAATATAACAGTTTTTCTGGAAGATACATCGGACGAGAATAAAGAGGAAACATGGGATCATCATTACTACTACAGGGCGGCGCAGCCACACAGAACACACTGAAGGAAACCTTCGTTCAGAGTGGTCACGGTCTAGCCGTTGGCAATGCCATTCGCTATAATTCGGTTTCGTCCAAGTGGGAAAAGGCAATCGCAGACAGTGCCGCAAACGCAGAAGTTGTTGGTGTTGTTTCTGAAGTTTCAGACGCTGATACATTCACCGTTGTGTATCAGGGGTGGATTGATCTGCCTGCTTTCTCTGGCATTTCTCATCCTGCACTGTTTCTTTCCTCCACCACTGCTGGCGGTCTGACATTTTCTCCTCCGAGTGCAATCGGCACTGTTGTAAAGCCTGTTGCTGTTCGATCAAGCAATGGTCAAGGACACATTGTTGTAAACTATCTCGGCACTCAGATCGGTGGTTCTTCCACGGTTTCAATTGATCAGATTCAGCCTGTCGGCACAATCATGCCGTATGCAGGAACTGCAATTCCCGATACTTGGTTGGAGTGTGACGGAACATCCTATGGAATTTCCGACTACACGGACCTGTACAACAGAATTCTGTATGAGACTTCTCCTCGCGCTCCCATGTACGGTCATGTGGTTGAAATTCAGTTTAGTACTGGGTCAAGCACATGGCACGGAGGTGTTCAGGTCAACGATATTGTTCTCATAAACAACAGCGCAACCACTCCCACAACCACTGCGTTCGACATGATTGGGCGAGTTCTCACGAAGACCGCTCCATCAATGGCTGGTTCAGTCGGCTTGACTGTTCAGATTCTTCCGAAATACGACAACAGCACGAAGACTCTTACTGTTCCCAATCGTGTGGTGGCAAACGCCAACGCAGTGGTTGCATACGACACAATCACATTCTCTAATGCTCGCGCTGGCAGCGGAACAGTCAACACCGTAAATGTTACCCGCTTCAATGTGCCTGACTTGCGGTCGCGCTTTGTACTTGGGCGGAACGCTAATGCTATAGGTGAAATCGAAAACAACACGACAGACTTCTCGTCTTCTCTTTCTGCGTATTCACAGGGAGCGTTTGGCGGTCAGGAAAGCGTTCCTGCACCTGTAGTTGGTGTGGCTTCGGGATCAATCAATGTAGTCGCTCAGTTCACGAACAACCTCATGTCGAATATGCCGCCGTTCCTTGCAACGCGGTACATTGTCAAGGCAAAACCGTACACACGGGCTGCGGTAATTGATGCGGTTGAGATTGACTACACTAAACTCCTTGTCACAGACTTGCGGTCGGGTCTTGTTCGTGGTTCTGGTGTGGGCGAAGCACTGGTGTTCAAGACGAACACCAGTCTTTCCACAAACGGCACCGAGCGGATGCGGTTGACGAATGCGGGAAATTTGGGAATCGGCACTGATGCGCCAGCAGCACCTCTGTCTGTCTGTACTTCCAGCGGTGGCGGATTAGAAATTGTTCCTACTAGTGCTTATGCCATTTCTCAAGCATACAATCGAGCAACGGCTCAATACATCGAAAATGTGCTTCGTGGATCGTTTTTGAGTTTCTATACAGGGCAAACCACCACCGAGCGGATGCGGATTGATACCAATGGCAGAGTCGGAATCGGAACAGCCTCTCCAACTGCAATTCTTCAGGTAGGTGGAGCAAACGGAACTCTGCCAGGATTGTTTGTTGATCAGACTGGAACCGATGCTGCAACGCTTTCAAAAGATCTTGCTGAATTGTCTGTTCGTTCTCCTGCACAGGTGAAGTGTTCTGGCACAAGCACACTGCGTTTGCTTTTGGGTGGCTTGAGTGGTCCAGTGAACGATTTGCCTGTAGGAATACAGGCAACGAACGGAACAGGAACCACGCCGTATAATATTTCTATTGCACCTTTTGGTGGTTATTTGGGAGTCGGTTTGGGACTCAGTGCTGCCACATCAATGCTTGATGTTCGAACAGGAGTCGCCAAGCAACAATTTGCCAAATTCTTTATTCCAGATGCGGGCAAAACTGCTGCTTGCCGTATTCGCGGAGACTCCACATACACTGGATTCCATACCGTATTGGATACAGAAAATACTACTGCTTCTTATGGATTCGGTCTGAATATTCGTCTCGGAAATCTTACGCAAACAGACAGAACTTCTTTTGCTATTGATGCAGCAACCTCGCCAACAAACGCAACACTTGTATCAACATTCAATGTTTACGGTGATGGTCGGGTCTATGCTCGTGGTCCTGTTCAGAGTGGAACCAATATAACCACAAGTAGTCCAAGCACATATTTGACCACCAAAGGGTATGTGGATTCCCGCGAATACACATTTACTTACGGCATCACACAAGTATTGGCGAGATATAGTCGTGTTGGGTTACAAGGCAATCCCACTAGTGAAGATGGTCACTTCTCTGCCAACTATTTTGATGTCTTCCCTCCTTCTGGAAAAGACATGAATAATCTGATTGCTTTCATTCCTTCTCCCGCCAGAATATACTACGCTGGTGGTGTGGATGGAAACGATCAGATGTGGTGCTACTATAAAGTAAAAACAGATCGCATCAGAGTCTGGGTTTTCAATACGGAAAACAATGGACTTGCGATAGGAAACTGGTTTGCTGTTTGGAGATAATCATGTACAAGTATTTCTGTGTAGAAAATGGTCAGTTGATTTCTGTCCTGGAATACGAGCCGCAAGTTCCGCAAACCGTGTCTGTTGTTCCTGTTGGTATCGAACACGCTGCTTTGATGGAAAGTGGAACGCATTATTTTGATTCTGCTCATATGAGGATAGTTCCCTATCCAAAAGGTCAGCAGCGGGATTTTGATGCTGAACAATCCAACCAAGTGGTTTCTCATACTCCTGTTTGCATTCCTATTAACAGCGGAAACACTCCTGATTGGGCAAAAGGAGAGTTGTTTTTTTCATATGCTTCTAGCCACGACAAATCTGGTGTGTTGTCTGTCATAAATAACACTGGATTCACTGTTACTGCTTCTGCATCAACGAATGTGGGGGGGTTCACAGAAACAGTGATTCAAAGTGGACAACGATACGACCATGAATGCAAATTTTCAGACACTCCTATGGGATTTCTGATGTTCAGGGCAACAAGCACCAAGAAAAGGGTAAGTAAATGACACAGTTTGGATCACATCTACCATACCCATCGCAGTACAACATCGTTCCTGGGCAAAATGTGGTTGTTGCTCAGGACGCAACCCTGTACATTGGTCCGAGCGGAAGCGATGCTGTAGGAAACGGAACCGAGGCTGCGCCATTTGCTACCCTGAAGAAAGCGTGGGAAACCGCACAGACCTATGTGATTCGCGGAAACGCTATACTGTACATCACATTTCTTCGTGGCTATTACAACATCACTTCTCATGAAGCGTTCTTTCCTGAAAATCTGTACCACCCACAGGGCGGGAATATCATTATTCAGGGTGATCCCCGTGCAGTAAAGCAGAGTTACCTGTATCGGGTAAACCAGTACAGTTGGGATTACGGACGGTATTCACACCACGGACATACAGGCAGTGTGAAGTTGTGGTCGCGTGGAGCCACCACAGACATCAATTTGCAGACAGTGACGGGTGTTGGTACAACTGCTCACGGATACAGTGCAGGAGATGTTGGCGGATATGTTGCCATTTCTTCCCCTTTCTTTTCTAGTCCGACCCGTTACTATGATCTTCAAAACAGAATTTACTCCAATCGTTACTGCACTTTCCGAGATGGAGATATGAGCAACCAAACAACCAGTGCTTGGACTCTTCACCGAGAATCCACATCCGAAGCGTACAAGAGCCTTTGGTACGGACATCAGCCAAGATCTAGTGGTCCAACAAAGCACGGACACCAATTTGGCATCATTGGTCTTGCTCGAATTGAGGGAGCAAGCACCGATGCGTACAACCTTACACTTGCTTTCCGAAACTCCAACCTAGACCCCCGCGCACTAACATTCTTGGATGAAAGTGCTGGTCGTGTAAACAGTGGCGCGGCTTCTTCTGCTCCATTGCACGGAGTAGCAGGAAACTTGCCCTCCAACCAATTGTACGATCCTGTTGGTTACTACGGAGCCACTTATGCGTGGGGTCGAAACAGCACTAGTGCTGTTCCTACTGGTCGTGAAGATTTAGATAATCAAACATACACCGCTGGAGTGAACGGAAACGCTGGCACAGATCCGAGTGTGTATCCGTCTGGCGCATCGGCTTTTGATGGCGGTGCAGTTACTCATGTAACAGATGATACCCTGTTGGTCAGCAGTTATCCTGCGGTTCTGTCTTTGCAGGATTTTGGTCAATCCAACAGCAGACGAATCCCTTTCAACATCAAGGGATCACGGCTTCGTGCGCTACGCAATCTTTTTATACTAGACGCATCACTCAACGGAACAGCGGTTGGTGCAACCGCAGATCGCCGTTCTATTGGATGGGGTATGGCTGGTCGATCAAGTAACATTATATCACTGTCTGCCAGTCCTTCTTGCATTAGTATTATTGATTCTGAAGTAAACATTCGACACATCGGAATTGAGTCAATGTCAACGAGTGATCCCGTGATTCAAATTATTCGATCAAAGGTTGGTGTGTACTCTGATTACAATGGCTGGCAACCAACCACGGCTGCTGCTGGATACGCAGCCGAGCGCAATGACTCTGCGGGACCAGATGTTCGCGCACGACTTGGCAGCAGTAACAACACACCCGTACTCATGGTGGACGGAAGCAGATCCACAGCAGTGTATGTTCTTGATTCCGATGTGAAACTGACTGTCGGCTCTTCTCCAGAAACAGTAGACGCAAGTGATTCAATCGGTGTTGAAAGAAGAATAGAATCAAAACACGAAGTTGACGAAAGCGTGTGGATTCAAAATCACGGGTGCAGCACTATTTTTGCGTCAAACAGTAGCCTTGTTCTCGGAAGCGCAATCATCAATTGCAATTCACAGTTCCCGTCAAGGTCTTGGTATTTCTACCTTCCATACTGGTTTGGCATGACAGCAGAAGATATTGCTGGAGCAGTTGGAGCAGTGGGATACACTAGTGGAGCGTATTCTCCACTTAGTGGTCTTGGTAATGGTAGTCAACGAAGAAGCAATGTAGTGTACTACGAAACTCCAACTACACCCGCAGGAAGCAAGGGGTTCACTCTTGGTCGTATATGGGCAAAGATATCGCAGAGTAATGACGAGCAGTCTACAGCATCATCTAGTTTCACGACAGCCACATTCCTAAAAAACGGAGCAGCAGATCCTGGTCCTTCTGCTGGAAACGGAAGTGGATGGAGGTATTTTGGTTTCTATTTCACAGGAGTTGGAACCGAAATCAACAAGATATGGGAAACTGGTGAAATCGACAGCACCGCAGCAACATCTCTCCTTGGTTCAGGGTTTACGCTAGCAATACACAGTTTCACCGACATGACGGAAACCACGGATACGAGTTCCTATGTAAAGATTCATAGAAATGGAATCATCATGAAGGCTCCTGGCGCAACATACGCCGCAAATGGAGCGAACATTGGATTGACTTCGGTGTCTATTGCTTATACGCTTCGTCCGTTTGAAAATGGGTCTACTCTGATTCCAGGCGAACCGAATAGGCATTCTTGCATTTCTCTTTCGTCTTCTCGGCTTATTCTGCGAAAAAATCTTGTCTTGAAGGGCGGTGCTTACGGAATAGCCGCACTAAACGGCTCTCACTTCACTCCTCGGTCAACCGACACCGCCAGTAGATTCCCTTATGCGTGTGTTATGAGTGAAATGCAGACACAGGGTGGAGTTGCAGCCTTTGATGGAAGCCATGTTCGATTGCCATCGTATCTGACAAAAGATCCACCAGTAGTGGGAATCAATGGCAGTAGTTCTATAAAGTATCCAAGTGCAGGGTTTTTCCACCAGTTGTACGCTGCTCGTGGATCTCGCATTGAACTGATGGGAGATGCAATTTTGGTGTCTCCCACACGAACACCAAACGAAGCGTGGACAACTCAAGGTGGAGTCAGACTTTCCTATGGTGCTGCTTCGGATACATCTTCCACAACTCCAAGCACAACAATGGAATTGCACCAGAGAATTTCTCCTGTTCGCGTAGAGGCAAATTCTGTAATAACTTGTCCAGACATATCACGAAATGTGATCATACTGGCATCAGACGGATTGGTGTACAACAGCGGAACACTGTTGTCGGATTACAAAGATTCTAATGCAATATTTGTGAATCAGACAACTGGTTCAGTCGTTGGTCCTTTCCACACAGTTCCAGTTACTATTGTTGGCGGGATTTCTGGTTCAAATACTCCAGACGGAAACTTCAGAATCGGTGGATGGAGAGTTCTTGGGTGGTCTGGTCCTGTTGCGGGAAGTTCATACAAAATTCAGACGCGAGAAACAGATGCCACGAAGAAGTTCAGTGACCAGTTGCAGAGCAATCCACAATGGAGATTCTGGAACAACGGCTACGGATTCACCACTGGCTCAACTCCAAGCACTGTGTCAAATGTGTTCTATCAGTTGCCAATCATGATCAACGATACTGTCAGTGTTTACTACGGACAGAGTTCAACCGTTGCAGTTGACGGAACGCGGAGTGGTGGGCAGTCCCCGTATGGAGAACGAGTACTTGCTGCATCTCATGTGTTCCCAAGCACAGGAGTAAGTTACGCTTTTGTGCGCGGAACATCGTCCACGACTCTCAATGCTGACGGTGGAGCCATAACTAAATATCCACTGTAACGAGGAATCTATGCCTAAAACACTGCTCAAGGTCGAGGTCGGAAGTGGTCGTGTGGTTGAGTCCACGCGGAACTACGATTTTTCTAATTTCATTCCAGAGAACACGGATCGCTTCAAGTATCTTGTGGTCGATGACGGAATCAGTTCTATTTCAATTGAAGCAGGTTTTCAGACGGGAGTGGGTACTGGATTTTCTAGCGTGGAAAACACAGGCGCACTGAATGCGGACGGAACACCAAACCTCACACCAGTGGTGGAAAGCGTGTCCACAGAATCTACAGGTATTCCCATTCTGCTTCCAATTGCTGCTGTTTCAGAGCAAGTTTTGAGTGGAAGTGCATATGGTGTTTTTAACGCTAATGAAATCTGTTTTCAGTCAAACATCACACCTGAAGTATTCAACTTTTATGCAGTTAACGGAGTCACGGTTGCGGAGTACACACCCACGGTTGGTTCCATTGGTGCTAGCACAACAACCATTGCTGGACAGCGCGCACTAAAGTTCAAAGGAACTTATCAAGATATACCCTCTGTTCGCGCTGGTGGACTGAAAGTTCCAGGTGGATACTCTTTGTCTGCTTGTCCGTATCACCTTGTCAGCGGACACATCTATCTTGATCAGTCTTTGCCGTCGGCATATGATCCTGTTTTGTTTAGTCTGTGTCGCAGCATTACTGCTGGTTCCACTCAAGATTCGTATGCTATGGTGTACGAAAACGGATCAAGCCGCTTGAAGTTCAACTTCTCAACGAGCGGGGACAGCGCAACTGGATTTGTGAACAGCATGAATGCTTCTCCTGTTGGCATAACTCTGAACCAATGGCACCATGTTGCTGCTGCATTTTATTATGATGGTGTGTCTGCTTCAGTTGCCACATATTTCAATGGATCACGGGTAGCAACCATTTCGGCAGCGAGCAGTGGATACCTTCGTTCGACTAATGAGCCGTTCTGCATGGGTTCCGACCAATACGGAAATCATCCTTGGCGGGGTTGGGTTGATGACTGGATCATCAGTGGAGGAAATACCCTTGCTGCTCTTCGTGGGTTTACTCAAGGAACAGGAGCATCACTTCCTACCAGGCATCAGGAAGCAGGAGATTACACCGTTGCGTATTTGAGCATGGACGGTCCAGCAGGAACATCTTTGGTTCCTTGTGATCGTGGTCGAAGAGTTGCTGCTTGTGTTGACGGATTTGATCGTTTTGGAAATCTGTATGTCTCTTCTGTGGAAGTAGATGATTTTTCAGTACACGGAATAACTCTGTTTGTCGGTGTCGGTGGTGGATATCAGGTAAGTGGAGTTTGCGGTGCTGCTAATGTGTTTGGGTACAATAGTGGGGCTTGTCTTGTTGTTTCTGCCGTGGAACAGAAATTAGGACTAACTCAAGAAAAGGCATACAGACAAAATTTGGCAGATCTGTCTTACCATCTTGTTCTTGGACAAGCCGAAATGAAAGGCGAGCGTGGAGGAAGAACAGGGGATTTTGCTAATCTGATGGCTAAGTCTCTTTCAGACTTTAACGGGTATACATTTACATTCAAGCCCTCTCAGGATCAGATCAATCAGATAAAGTATCTGTACGATGACATCACAATCAATGGCAGGACTGCTTCCTATTTCTTGGAAGACACAAGTGGAAATCTGTTTACATTCAGCACAGGAGGCATAAAAGCCCTGTACACAGACATTGTGGATTATCATGCGATTGCATTGTCATCGGCTAATTCTCTGAAGACTAGAATTTCTGGAAGCACGCAATCTGCACAATTGAAGAGGATTGATGGAATTACCAACGAGCAGATGGTTTTTAAGTTGGCTGCTTTTGCTGAACAAAACTCTTCGGTATACATCTCTACTAAAAGCAAACTGACTGGTTCTTTTCTGGAGCCAGAAAAGGTTTCTTTGGAAGATATTACTGCTCCACCGAGAAAGTGATTATGTCTAATCTTGTACATTATGGAAAAGAAGAGATTACACTTAATGATACAGACTATAGATTTTCTGATTTTTTGAAGTTAGATGGTGAGTATTGTGTTCCCTTTGGTTTCAATATTAGGGTGTATGAACGAGGAGTAGTTCACTACATTTCTGATGGATTCACCACCATTCATCTACCAAAGATTGATTCATACTGTGACTCATTGTGTGCCAGAGAATCCGAACTTCGTAGGCTGATTCGCATCGACTCTTGAACTGCATTCTGCCTCCAAGATAAATACTTCAAAAGGAGACAGGAATGGCAAAGCCACGGTCAAGACAAGAATTCAAGGAATACTGCTTACGCGCACTAGGTGCGCCAGTTATCGAAATCAATGTTGATGATTCCCAAGTTGAAGACCGTATAGATCAGGCTCTACAGTACTTTGCTGATTGGAATTCCAATGGCGCACAGCGTGCATATTGGAAGTATCAGGTAACCGCTCAGGACATAGCAAACAAGTACATCAATACAGACACACTCAGTCCTGGTGGCTCGGATATTCTCACAGTCAGTCGTGTTTTTCAGATTGGTTTCAATCTTCAGGTCAACAATATTTTCAATGTTCGATATCAGATGGCATTGAACGACTTCTACGGTCTTCGTACAGGTCAGATGAATTTGAACTACTTTGTTTCCACCATGCAGTACATAGAGATGCTACAGCAATTGCTGGATCCAGAGAAACAGGTTCGATTCAACAAGTACAACAACAAGTTGCAGATTGATATGAACTGGGAAGATTTTGCGCCAGATCAGTATCTTCTGATTGAAGGATACGCTATTGTGGATCCAGAGACATACAGTGAGGCATGGAACGATCCCATGTTGAAAAAGTATGCCACGGCACTGATCAAGCAGCAGTGGGGTGCAAACCTGTCCAAGTTTGAAGGCATTCCCATGCCAGGCAACATTACATTCAATGGACAGAGGCTGTACGAGGAAGCCACGACAGCAATACAGAACATTGAAGAAGAGGTTCTGCTGAAGTATCAAGAGCCGCCCGACTTCATCACAGGATAAACATGACAGTCAACCCTTACTTTCGTAGGAATAAAAAAGGCGAGCAATCGCTCATTGAATCACTCACGACCGAGGCGATCAAGATCCACGGTCATGAGATGGTTTACATTCCGCGAGAGAAGGTCACAGAAGACCTGATTCTTGGTGAAGAGGTATCGGAGTTCTTGGATGCGAACCGTATAGAGATGTACCTTGAGAACGCCGATGGATTTGAAGGCGATTCCGAGATGTCGCGGTTCGGTCTTGATGTGAAGGATTCCGCCACATTCATTGTGTCCCGCAAGCGATTCATGGATGTGATGGGACACCACCCCGAGATTCAGAAGAATGGTCGCCCCCGCGAAGGCGACATCATCTATTTTGACTATCCGTACACCATGTTTGAGATCAAGTTCGTGAAGCACGACAATCCGTTCTATCCAGGCGGTGATCGGTATTCGTTCAAGTTGAGTTGTGAAGCCTTCAAGTATTCCAGTGAGAAGATAGACACTGGCGAGTCTCAATTGGATGCGGTCATGAACATTGCATCGGATTACCTGATCGGCATCACGCTTGGCAGCGGCTCGGGAACATACACTTTGGGAGAAGAGGTCTACACGGGAACCACCGCAGACAAGCACGCCTACGGGCGCGTCAACGAGTACACCGCTCCCATCATTGGTTCCAAGTCTGTGCGAATCAATACTGAGGAAGGTGTGTTTGAGGTGGGTGACATCCTTGTTGGACTTGTCAGTGGTGCGTCTTACGCGATTGCTGGAATTTACGAAACAACTATTCGTGCCACGCATCAGCAGCAGCAGGACAACGAGCAACTGGAACTGGAGCAGAAGCGTGACAGCATCTTTGATTTCACCGAGCGTGATCCGTTCTCGGAGGGCGAATACTAATGTTCACAAACTTCTATAACGGTTCTATTCGCCGCATGGTGGTTGCCTTCGGCTCCCTGTTCAATCAGATTTACATTGACAAGGCAGAGAGCAGTGGCACAAAGACCATGCTTGTGCCTATTTCGTATGCACCAAAGGAAAAGTACAAAGTTCGTCTCGCTGGCGATCCTTCGTTTCAAAATCCCAATCAGATCGTGCTGCCACGCATGGCGTTTGAGATAACTGGATATGTGTACGATTCTGCTAGAAAGCGAAATAGTGTTTCGAAGAATGTGCTGCGACCGTCTGTGGAGAATCCTTCGGGGGTGGATTACACTTTTTCGGAAGTTCCATACAACATAGATTTCGCTCTGTACATTTATGTTCGAAACATGGAAGACGGATTGCGAATCGTTGAGCAGATACTTCCTTTCTTCTCTCCTGAGTTTGTGGTTACTGTCAACTTTGACGATGTAAACAAAAAGATAGATGTTCCCATCTACTTGAATTCTGTTTCTTCCGAAGAAGACTATGAGGGAGATTTTGAGACTCGCCGCTCCATTATCTTTACTCTGAACTTCACGATGAAGACATATCTGTTTGGAGCAAAGAAGAACTACAAAGAAATTCGTGTGGTTCAAGCAGGGCTATGGAACTCTGATGTGTTCAATGATGATTTCGTTGGAGGTATTACCTACTATCCAGGAAGCACAACAGATGTTCCGAATTATGGAAATGTGATTACTGGTATTTCTGGACCGAGCGGGGCTAGTTCTAATCTGAACAACTATAGCCCGTATGCCAAGGTGTATCAGAACGACCCTGGTGCGGGAGGCTCTACATACTCGGCAGGAATGATTTCTGGTGGTATAACGGTCGATTGGGATATTTGAGGAGTAGACCATGAGCGGATTTGAAAATTTAGAAAAGGCTTTGGGAGCAGAGCCTAATAAGCCTGTCATTCCACCAAATGCAATAGTGGTTTCTGTAGATCCGATTCCGCTTACAGATGAAAAACTTGAGAAGGATCTCAAAACTGACTATGAGGTAGTCAGAGAAAATCTCAAAGAACTAGTGGACATGGGCAAGAACGCACTGGATGGTGTGATTCAGGTGGCACAAGAAGGCGATCAGCCCCGTGCTTATGAAGTGGTTGCACAGATGATCAAGACTCTCTCTGAAACCAACCGCGAACTCATGGATCTCCACAATCGCGTGAAGACCATTCGCAAGATTGACCAAAGCGTTACAAACAACACAACAACGAATCAGTCCATCTATGTGGGTTCCACGAAGGAACTACAGGATATCATCAACTCTGCCCGTTCTTCTACGAAGGCGTTTGACAATCGCCCCGATGTTCGTGATGTGATCCAAGGTGACAAGAACAATGAGTAAGAAAAGCACCAAGTACCTCGGCAACTCCAATCTCAAGGCAGCAGGCGTAAATGTAAACTTCTCTCCCGAACAGATTGAAGAATACATCAAGTGCGCCCAAGATCCGCTGTACTTCATCAAGAACTATGTGAAGATCGTGTCCCTTGACAAGGGCTTGGTGCCATTTGAGCCGTATGACTATCAGGAAAACATGATCCGCACCATTCACGAAAACCGCTTCGTGATCGGCAAACTGCCCCGCCAGACAGGTAAATCCACCACGATCATCGCGTATCTGCTCCACTATGTGCTGTTCAATCAGAGTATGAGCGTTGCGATTCTTGCGAACAAACTGAACACAGCCCGCGAACTGCTTGGGCGATTGCAGTTGGCATACGAGTATCTGCCCATGTGGTTGCAGCAGGGGGTGGTGGAGTGGAACAAGGGTTCCATTGTGTTGGAGAACGGCTCCAAGATTCTTGCCTCTGCCACATCATCGTCTGCGGTGCGTGGTGGATCGTTCAACTACATCTTCCTTGACGAGTTTGCGTATGTGCCGCAGAATGTCGCGGAAGAGTTCTTCTCGTCCGTGTACCCCACGATCACCAGTGGTCAAAGCACGAAGGTCACGATCATTTCAACGCCCAAGGGCTTGAATATGTTCTACCGCTTCTGGGTGAATGCGAACAAGAAGCCAGGTGAAGAGGGCAAGAACGAGTATGTGCCGATGGAGGTGCATTGGAGCGATGTGCCTGGTCGTGACGACAAGTGGAAGGCACAGACCATCGCCAACACCTCCGAGGAGCAGTTCCGCACCGAGTTTGAGTGCGAGTTCCTTGGCTCCATGCACACCCTTGTGCATCCTGAAAAACTTAAGTGCATGGTGTACCGCACTCCCGAGTATTGGAACGGAGAGGGTCTGCGTGTGTATCAGAAGCCTGTTCCCGACCACAAATATGTGATTGTGGTTGACACAGCCCGTGGACAGGGACTGGACTATCACGCATTCTCGGTGGTGGATGTCACATCCATACCGTATCGGGTGGTGGCTACATTTAGAAATAATGAGATGCCGCCCATGTTGTATCCCAATGCCATCTACCCCATCTGCCGACAGTACAACAATGCGTACTGTCTGGTGGAGGTGAACGACATCGGGGGTCAGGTAGCCGACATTCTGCACGATGAACTGGAGTATGACAACATCATCTATGTGTCCACTCAAGGACGCAAGGGACAGATAGTGAACGGCGGATTCGGCGGCAAGGGTGGAGCCATGAAGGGCGTGAAGACCTCTACTGCGGTGAAGCGCATCGGCTGCTCCATCCTGAAGAGCCTCATAGAAGACACCAAACTCATCGTAGAAGACTTCAACACGGTGGACGAGTTCTGCTCCTTTGTAGCCAAGGGTGACTCGTTTGAGGCAGAAGAAACCCACCATGACGATCTGGTGATGACTCTGGTGCTGTTTTCGTGGCTTACCACACAGGCATATTTCAAATCTATCACAGGCAGCGACATCCGCAAAGACCTGTACGAGGAGCAAATGAAGAATTTGGAAGAAGAGATGACCCCCTTTGGATTCGTGAATGACGGAAACGAGTACGAATCTTATACCGACAGGAGCGGAACCGCATGGAAAACGGGAAAGGGCGAAAACCTAGATATGGGGTGGAGTTTTTAATCCATTCGTGAACCCTTCAAAATAATACATACACAGAGAAGCGCAGTCATACAGGCATTGACTTCTTCACGAAGGAGAGACAAAAATGGCATTTAGAGTAAGCCCAGGCGTAAGCATCAAAGAAGTAGATCTGACCACAATCGTCCCTGCTGTAGCCACAACTCCAGGCGGGTTTGCTGGCTATTTCCATTGGGGACCAGTGGAGCAAATGGTGACTGTCACCAATGAAAAAGAATTGGCTGACATCTTTGGCAAGCCAACCAACACCAACTTTGTAGATTTCTACACTCCAGCAAACTTCCTGTCCTACGGGAACAACTGCCAAGTCGTTCGTGTTGTCGGTTCCACTGCTGCAAACTCTCAGGCAACAAAAGCAGGAGTGACTGCTTATCTTTCCGTTACTTTCAACAACGAAGTTCAGTTCAACCAAGTTAATTCTAGTTACACCGATGCACAGTTTGCAGGAAAATATCCTGGAGTCAAGGGTAATTCCATCAAGGTTGTTCTTACAACAGGAACTGGAATTTGTGGTGGGCAGACTCTCGCGGCTGCTGCTCCGCTTGGAGCAACATTCATTAATATGCAACTCGGTAGTGCATCAGATGTTCGCTATCTGGCTGTTGGTGATGACATCATTTTCCACGATGGAACCACGGTAACAATTAATGGTGTTCAGAAAGCAAATTCTGGTGCAACTCCCACTGCAACTGTGCAGCCAGTGTTCGGAGATTTCTTTGGTGTTACGAGTGGAATGACTGGCGTTGGATCGGGAACTTCTGCGCTTCGTCTGGTTATTGATGGTTATCTTCCAGTTGCTCAAGCAGTCGGAATGACATTCTCCATCAAGAGCCGTTACGCCAAACTCGTTTCTACGAACTCTCAGACAACCGCAAATGTTGCTGACAGCGGCGGTGCGAATGATCTGATCAATGTGCTTGTTCTTGACCGAGACGGGTCTTGGACTGGAACACAGAACCAAGTTCTTGAAAAGTTTGAAGCCCTGTCTCGTGCAACAGATGCAACGAAGACCGATGGTGGAAGTAATTACTATAGAACAGTTCTGAACGAGCAGTCCGATTATGTTTGGGCTGTTAGTGCCGATGTGAACAACAACACTGCTGGAAATAAGACCAAGACAGATTGGACTTTGCCAGGAATCGGACTATCGACTACTTCGGCAGTTGGTCACCTTGTGTCTAGCATTGGCTTGACTGGTGGTGCAGATGCGGCTCCAGACAACGCTCGCCGTTGGCAGAAAGGTTGGAGTATGTTTGCTGATTCTGACGGAGTAGATGTTTCTCTTCTTCCGCTCGGTGATGCAGACGAAGTTCTTTCGGCTCTCGTCATTCAGAATGTGTGCGAACGCCGTCTTGACTGCATGGCATTTGCTTCTCCCAAGAAGACAAATGTTGAAAACAAGATGCCGTATGAAGCACTGAACGAGATCAAGAACTATCGCAACAACAGTCTGAACATCAACTCGTCCTACGCAGTTCTTGACAGCGGTTGGAAGTATCAGTTGGACACATACAACAACATCGTTCGCGCTCTGCCTCTGAACGGAGACATTGCTGGTCTGGTTGCTCGCACAGAGTTTACCAATGACGCTTGGTTCTCGCCTGCGGGATACAATCGTGGTCAGATCAAGAATGTTGTCAAACTTCTGTACAATCCCTCGGCAGAGGCTCACCGTGACGAACTGTATACTGCTCAGGTAAATCCAGTGGTATCTTTCCCAGGTGACGGAGTAATCCTGTTTGGTGACAAGACCATGCAGACTCGTCCGAGTTCGTTTGACCGCATCAATGTTCGTCGTCTGTTCATCGTGCTTGAGAAGGCGATTGCAACAGCCGCCAAGTTCTTCTTGTTCGAGCAGAACGATGCGTTCACTCGCGCTCAGTTCAAGAACCTTGTTGTTCCGTTCCTCAAGACGGTTCAACAGCGTAGAGGCATCACTGACTTCAAGGTGGTGTGCGACGAAACCAACAACACAGGTGAAGTAATTGATCGCAACGAGTTTGTGGCGGATATCTTTGTGAAGCCCACTCGCAGCATCAACTTCATCCAGTTGAACTTTGTTGCCACAAAGACAGGCGTAAACTTCAGCGAAGTCGGTGGCTGATCGTCTAAATAAGACTAAGGAGTAATCCATGCCAGTAGATCCTACAAACAATATTTCAGGATTTGTAAACGCCTTCGCTGGCGGTGGTGTACGCACGAATCTGTTCATGGTCACGGGAAACATCCCTGGCTATTCAAACAATCGTGCCATCTCGTTCCTGTGCAAGGCTGCACAGATTCCCGCTTCCTCGCTAGGAACTGTTGAAGTTCCCTATCGTGGTCGCCGCATCAAGTTGCCTGGTGATCGCACATTCCAAGACTGGACGATCACCGTTATCTCTGATGCAAATCTCAGTCTTCGTTCAGGTTTTGAGTATTGGAGTTCAATCTTCAATTCCCATGTTGGAAATGTTGCATCAAACAACTTCATGCAGTTCATGCCCACATGGTCGGTGACGCAACTTTTCCGTGATGGCGAACCAATGCGTACCTACAACTTCATCGGTTGCTTCCCGAGTGAAGTGGGTGCTATTGATCTCTCATACGAGAACAACGACAGCATTGCCGAGTTCCCCGTTACACTGAATTATTCTTGGTGGGAAGCCGCTCCTGGAGCCGCTGTTCCTGCCACTGGAACTGGTCAGGAGAATATCCAAGCCTTGTTGCAGCAGGCTGGCATCAATATTGGTTCGGGCTTCTAAGCCCATTTTTGACAGGATTCTTTATTCATGGCAATCAATCTATTTGGATTTTCTATTGGAAGGAAGGAGACTTCTTCGGAAGAATCGAAGAAGTCTCTATCCTTTGTTGCACCAGAGTATGATGATGGTGCTGTTCCGATAGAAGTTGGTGGTTATTTTGGAGCAGTAATAGATTTTGATGGAACGATAAAATCAGATATTGATCTGATGAAGAAGTATCGTGACATGGCTCTTCACCCCGAGGTGGAGTCTGCAATCGCTGATATTTGTAATGAAGCGATTGTGTACGATGATACCTTTACCACAGTAAAGATAGACACCACAAATTTAAAGCAGTCCAAATCAATCAAGGACAAGATTGAGTCTGAATTTGAAGAGGTGCTTGGTCTTCTGGATTTTTCGCGGCGTGGTTATGAGATTTTTAGAAAGTGGTACATCGACAGTCGTTTGTACTATCACATTATAGTTGATGAGGGAAACAAGAAGCGTGGCATCAAAGAGTTGCGCCCTATTGATCCCACAAAAATTCGTAAAGTCAGGAAGATCACAAAAAAGCCACTAGAGAAAAATGCTCCTGCTGGTGTTCAAGTAGTAACATCGGTTGATGAGTTTTATATTTACAACGATCAAGAGCCTGCTTCATCGGCTCTTTCGATGCAGGGGCTGAAAATAAATCCTGATGCCATCTGCTTTGTCCATAGCGGACTGTTTGACGGCTACCACAAGAAGATCATTGGCTATCTGCACAAGGCTATCAAGGCACTGAACCAACTCCGCATGATTGAGGACGCTGTGGTGATCTACCGCATCACCCGCGCCCCCGAGCGGCGCGTGTTCTATGTGGATGTCGGAAACCTGCCTAAGCAGAAAGCAGAGGAATATGTTCGCGGCTTGATGCAGCGGTATCGCAACAAGTTGATGTACGATCCTAACACTGGCGAGGTGCAGGACTCGCGCAAGCATATGTCCATGCTTGAGGATTTCTGGATGCCACGGCGCGAAGGCGGTCGCGGCACGGAGATTCAGACGCTTGAGGCAGGACAGAACCTGTCCGAGATGGATGATGTCAAGTACTTTCAGAAGAAACTGTTTCAATCTCTCAATGTTCCCGCCTCGCGGCTTGAGGAAACCACAGGTTTCAATCTAGGCAAGGCTTCTGAGATTTCACGCGATGAGGTAAAGTTCTTCAAATTCGTGGAACGCCTACGCATGAAGTTCTCTGAACTGTTCCTTGAACTGTTGCGTGTGCAGTTGATTTTGAAGAATGTGATCAAAGAAGATGAGTGGGACGAGATTGAAGACCGCCTTGCCTTCAAGTTTGCGAAGGATTCACATTTCTCCGAACTGAAGGAGAGCGAGATTCTGAAGGATCGCTTGCAGAGCGCACGGGACGCAGAGGATTTCGTTGGAAAGTACTACTCCCGCGAGTGGGTACGCAAGAAGATCCTGCGTCAGACCGAGGACGATGTAGAGCAGATCGACAAGCAGATTGCTGCCGAAGAAAAGGCTGGCATCCTTATGCCGCCTGGTCAGGACATGGGCATGGGTCAACCCATGCCAGGCGAACCACAGCCTGCTCCCGCTCCTGCTCCCGCTAGCAGTGGGGGTGGTGAACAGCCACAGGTAACGATAGGTGAAATCGTCCCTGCGGATGAGGAAGACTTGAACGATTGAGGGGTACATCATGCTACAGTCATATGAAGAATTCAAATCCGCAGTCACCGCCGCCTTGATGGACAAGGTTGCTCAACGGATTGAAGCAGAAAAAGAGCATATTTCAAATCAACTGCTTCATAGATCGGCAGCGGAATCCGAAGAACAATCCCAGTCAAACGCAGATGAAAACTAAATAATCGTGTCTGTAAAAGGAGAACACATGGATACCCACAAAAAGATTGCAAAGGCACTCGTCAACAAGAGTTTTGCTGAAGCCAAGGAACTGGTCTTCAAGTCGCTGTACGCCAAGGCATCACTCGCTCTTGACGAGGCTCGTTTTGCTGTGGCTAATGCTGTGTTCAATGAAGCCACCGAGCAGTTGGATGAAGTGTCTCCCCCTGATATGGAAAAGATGACAGGCTCTAAGAAGACCAAGGCTTCGTTTGCCAAGCAGTACGGCAAGCGCGGCAAGAGCGTCATGTACGCCACCGCTTGGAAACTACACAATAAGAAGGCGGGCAAGGACTAATGAAACTCATTACCGAAACAGTTCAGGACATCAACATTCTGACCGAAACCAAAGACGGTCAGAAGCACTACTTCATTGAAGGCGTATTCATGCAGGCTGAAGCGAAGAATCGCAACGGTCGCGTGTACCCAATGGCTGTGATGGAGAAGGAACTCGGTCGGTATCAGAACGAATATGTGAAGACGAACCGCGCTATGGGAGAACTCGGTCACCCCGAAGGTCCGACCGTGAACCTTGAGCGCGTTTCCCACCTTATCAAGGACTTGCGCCTTGAAGGTAACGATGTGTACGGCAAAGCCAAGATTCTTGACACTCCCTACGGCAAGATTGTCCGCAACCTCATTGACGAGGGCGTGAAACTGGGCGTTTCGTCCCGTGGCATGGGCAGTCTGAAGGAGCAGGACGGGGTAAATGTCGTGCAGGAAGACTTCATGCTCGCTGCGGTGGATGTGGTCGCTGATCCGTCTGCACCCAACGCTTTTGTCAACGGCATCATGGAAGGACGGGAATGGATTTGGGACGGTGGCGTTCTGAAGCCCGTGGAAGTGGAAAATTACAAGCGTATCATTGAGAAGACTTCCTCCAAAAATTTGGAGGAGCAGGCAATGAAACTGTTCAAGGATTTCATTTCAAAACTCTGACGGTTCTACATATTTCCTAGAAGGAGACTCACAGTCATGGCTAACGAAAAGATCGAAGATGTCATCAAGAAGGTAATCCTGGGCGAAGGCTTCCTCGCGGAGAACGCCGAGGAGCAGAACATCCCCGAGGGCGACGAGGACACCTCCGATGAGGATGCCATCGCTGAGGAGGAAGTCTACGAGGACGCAGAAGAAATCGTAGAGGAAGAAGAACTCGAAGAAGCCAAGGACGAAGAGTCCGAGGAAGAAGACGAGGACGAGGAAGAAGAGGAAGAGGAAGAAGAGGAAGAAGAGGACTCCAAGGGCAAGAAGAAGATGCCCGCCTTCCTGAAGGGCAAGTTCGGTAAGAAGAAGGAGAAGGTTGAAGAATCCGCCTCCGACTACGCTTCCGAGAAGATGTACAAGACTGCCAACGGCAAGACCGCGCAGATTGCCGAGCCAACTGGCGATGCCAGCGGCAAGAACAAGGGAACCATCAAGGCGAAGCCATCGGCTGCGAAGGCTGAAACCAAGATTCCAGAAGTCAAGCCCACCGTAAAGGAGGACATTGCTGTTCTTCTCAGCGGTCAGGAACTCTCTGAAGAGTTCAAGACTTCTGCTGCTACCCTCTTTGAGGCTCACCTGAACGAGCGCGCTCGTCAGATTGAGGAAGAGGTTCAGGCGAAGTACGAGGATCTGCTTGAGCAGCACACCGTTGCTGTTACAGAAGAACTCGTTGAGCGCATTGACGAGTATCTGAACTATGTGGTTGAGGAGTGGATGCAGGAGAATCGCCTTGCCGTTGAGCAGGGACTCCGCACTGAGATCACCGAGAACTTCATCACGAACCTCCGTGGACTCTTTGCCGAGTCATACATTGAGGTTCCCGAAGAGAAACTTGACCTCTTTGAGTCCACCGTTGAGCAGGCGGAAGCCCTTGACGGCGAACTTCAGGAGCAGGTTGACAAGAACATCGAACTGGCTGAAGAAGTTGAGCAGTTGAAGTGCGAGATCGTTTTCCGCGAGATCGCAGAAGGTCTAACCGACACCGACAGCGAGAAACTTCGCCGTCTTGCCGAAGACCTTGAGTTCGATACCGTAGAGCAATTTGCCGAGAAGTTGGGTGTTCTCCGTGAGAACATCGAAACCATCGGCAACACCGTCACCGAGGGAGAAGCCGAAGAAGAGTCCCTAGAGGAATCTTTCGAGGACGCTTCCGAGGCTTCCCCACTCGTTGAGGCATATGTGCGCTCAATGAGTAAGTCACGAGAGTAATATTCAGTCAATAGACTGTTAACACATTTCAAGGAGATAGAGAACATGGAAAATAAGTTTCTAACCGAGCAGGCACTCCGCAAGTGGAAGCCTGTCATCGACCACGCAGATATGCCTAAGATCGAAGACGCTCACAAGCGTGCTACCCTTGCCACTCTTCTGGAGAACCAGGAGAAGGCAATCAAGGAGCAGATGCTTGTAGAGACTTCGAACATCGCTGGCGGCGGTATGTCGCCAGTTGTTGGTGGCGAAGGCAACATCAAGGGTTACGATCCAATTCTCATTCAGTTGGTTCGTCGCGCCATGCCCAACCTCATGGCTTACGATGTTTGCGGCGTTCAGGCTATGTCGGCTCCGACAGGCTTGATCTTCGCAATGCGTTCGCTGTACGGCAAGACTGGTTCGAGCAGCGGAACCTTTGGTAGCGAAGCGTTCTATAACGAGGCTCAGAGCACCTTCTCGGGTGTAAACGCTCAGTCGGGTAACACTGGTTCGCCTGGCGCTTCGGCAACAGGTCTGACGATGGCAACCTTTGCGGTTGACCCACTTCTCGGAACGAACCAAACTGGCGCTAGCGGTATCACCACTGGTACTGGTATGGCTACTTCGACAGGCGAAGCCATCGTTCCCGCTGAAATGGGCTTTGATATTCAGCGTATCGCTGTTGAGGCTCGTACCCGCGCTCTCGCCGCGTCGTACAGCATCGAACTCGCCCAAGACCTGAAGGCTATTCACGGTCTTGATGCCGAGACAGAACTCAGCAACATTCTCAGCACCGAGATTCTTGCCGAGATCAACCGTGAGGTCGTTCGCACGATCTATCGCACGGCTACTCTCGGAGCACAGCAGACTGACCTGTACTACAAGACCGTTGTTGGTGGTCTGACCACTGGCACATCGTCCACCGCCATCGGTGGAGTGTACGATCTTGTTCAGGACTCGGATGGTCGTTGGAGCGCGGAAAAGTTCCGTGGTCTGATGTTCCAGATTGAGCGTGAGTGCAACAAGATCGCCAAGGATACCCGTCGCGGTAAGGGCAACTTCATCATCTGCTCGGCAGATGTTGCTTCAGCCCTCGCAATGGGTGGCTTCCTGAACATCAGCCCCGCGCTGAATGTCAGCCTTGATGTTGATGACACTGGCAACACCTTTGCTGGTACCCTCAACGGCAAGATCAAGGTTTACATTGATCCTTATGTTGACACCGTTACGAGCGGTGCTGCCAGCAACTTCGTCTGCGTTGGATATAAGGGAACCAGCCCGTATGATGCGGGTATGTTCTACTGCCCCTATGTCCCGCTACAGATGATGCGTGCTGTTGACACCAACACATTCCAGCCCAAGATGGCGTTCAAGACCCGCTACGGCATGGTTGCGAACCCCTTCGCTCCTGGATCAAGCATCAGCAACGGAAACCTCAACACTCGCAGCAATGTCTACTACCGCGTGTTCCGCGTGGACAACCTCCACGGTATCGCTTCGTAATAGATACTGCACACAGCAAAGAATTGGGGAGGGCATCAAGCCCTCCCCTTTTCTTTTCTACATACTTGTATGTCATACCCATTTGATTTCACCGACATCCCCGAAGAAATAACCGCGCGGTATCCGCAGAGTATTAATCCTCTGCTTCCAACCTATTTTAGGTTTTCGATTGCCCGTCTTCCAAAGACCACTTATTTTTGTCAAACTGCATCTCTACCAACCGTGACTATGGGAGAGATATTGATGCCCACTCCTTTTGTCTCCTTGAAGTCTCCAACGAAGATGGATTTTGATGAGTTGAGTATCACATTTATAGTGGACGAGCAGATGGGGAATTGGTTGGAAATATTCAACTGGATGCGCTCTGTGACCAATGTGGAAAACTATGACGAGTTCAGGGCATCTAATACCCACCTGTCTACTGCAAATCTGATCATATTGAACAGCACAAAAAATCCAAAGATCAATGTGACTTTCTACGATTTGTATCCACGAACACTCGGTTCGATAGATTTTACATCTACCCTAGTTGATCCAGAACCGTTTCAATGCACGGCTACCTTCGCATACCGAAACTACAATATAGAACTTCTGTGATTGTGGCTTGACTCTGTTGCTGTAGTGTGTAAACTACGCGAACGGAGATCTATATGACGCTAGATGACATCAGAAAAGAAATTGAACGGGATGTGAGATTGGACGAAACGGCTCTTGATCTTGAGTCGCTTAAGATTCCGCAACTGCACAGCAAGTACTTGAACTTTTTGACTGATGAAAAATTGTGTCTTCGAAAAATGGAAGGCGACTACTCTGTTCTCATGCGTGCTAAGTGGGAATACTACACGGGCAAGATGTCTCAAGAAGAATTGACTGCCCGTGGATGGGAGCAGTTCCCTCTAAAGATTCTCCGTAATGATCTTGATCTGTATCTTCAGGGTGATTCGGATCTAAACAAAAGTAGACAAAAAATGGAGTATCAAAAGGAAAAGATCTCCTTGCTTGAAGAAATAGTAAAGGAACTCAACAATCGTCATTGGAAGATTCGATGTGCGATTGATTGGAGAAAATTTGTCAATGGACAGTGACTTTTCAAAAGTTCTTTCGGTTGACACCAAGAATTGGTGGGTTGATCGTATGTACTTGCAAGACGCTGTTCATGCGGCGAGACACAGTACCGATCCAAGCACACAGGTAGGAGCAGTTCTTGTTGTTCCTACAGGCACTGGTGTAATCCTAAAGAACTGGAATCGTGTGCCTAATCGCTTGAAGCAGTCTGGCTACCCTTTAAATATTAGCGACAAGAATCACTGCACGGAACACGCAGAAAGATCTGTGGTATATGATGCACTGCAAAAAGGGATTCCTACTACTGGACTCACCATGTATTGCACATGGGCTTCTTGTTCCGAGTGTTCTCGCGCAATCATTAGTTTTGGAGTAACCCGAGTAGTCACATTTACTCGTTTGGTTGAGCGCACACCAGAAAGATGGAAGACTAGTATATTTCAGGGTCTTCGTATGATGCGAGACTGTGGAATCTCTGTTGTTGGTTGGCACGGAGACATAGGTACTAATGTTTGTCTCAAGTTTGATGGTGAGTACATAACGGAGAAGACACTAGAATGATGTTTGACCTTGATGTGAGCGTAGTGGATTCGGTTTATGTTCGTGTGCAGTGCGACAGAGGAATCGCGCATGAACTGTCTGATTACTTCACATTCAAGGTGCCTGGCTACAAGTTCATGCCTGCATATCGTTCTCGTTTGTGGAACGGTGAGATCAAACTGTACAACATCCATAGCCAACTCATCTACGCGGGTTTGGTGGACTACATCAAGAAGTTCGCGGACGAGCGACAGTACACCGTCACCTTCCCTGCGCGAAACGAAATCAACATCACGCCTGACGCTGTGAGAAAGTTTATGCAGGACTTCTTACAGGTTCATGTTGGTGGCAAGAAGGTGGACGCACACGATCACCAAGTAAACGCGGTGCATCATGCGATGCAGCAGGAGCGATGCTTGCTCCTGTCTCCCACAGGCAGCGGCAAGAGCCTCATCATCTACACGCTCCTGCGGTACTACTTGGACAAGATTCCATCGGACAAGAAGGTATTGATCGTGGTTCCAACGGTGTCTCTCGTAGAGCAGATGCTTTCCGATTTCACGGACTACTCGTCTGCGAACGGGTGGAGCGTGAAGAGCAACTGCCACAAGATCATGTCGGGTGAGGAAAAGAACAGCGACAAGCGGGTAGTGGTGTCCACTTGGCAGAGCATATACAAGCAGAGCGAGAAGTGGTTTCAGCAGTTTGGTGCAGTGGTTGGTGATGAGGCTCACCTGTTCAAGTCAAAGTCTCTCACCGCCATCATGTCCAAACTAAAGACCTGTCCGTATCGCGTGGGAACCACGGGAACACTGGACGGAACCAATACTCACAAATTGGTGCTTGAAGGACTTTTTGGAAAAGCCTATGAAGTCACCAAAACAAAAACCCTGATGGAGAAGCAAATACTCAGCGATCTAAAGATTGAGTGTTTGCTGCTCTCATATCCTGATCTTGATCGTGAGTCTGTGAGGCGAGCGAAATATCAAGACGAGATCAAGTGGATCATCGGCTCCAAGCGGCGCAACGCATTCATCGCTGGTATGTGTCAGCGACTGAAGGGCAACTCCCTCATACTATTTCAATTCGTAGAAGACCACGGAAAGGTGCTAAATAGTCTTGTGAGGGCTTGCGTTCCTCCCGAGCGTAAGGTATTCTTTGTGCATGGTGGTACGGAGGCTGCTGATAGAGAGGAGATTCGTAAGATTGTTGAAAGCGAGTCCGATGCAGTAATCATCGCATCATATGGCACATTCAGCACAGGAATCTCTATCCGCCGCCTCCATAACATCATATTCGCCTCACCGTCCAAATCCCGCATTCGTGTCCTACAGAGCATAGGGCGACAGTTGCGGGTGTCACAGGACAAAACGGTGGCGCGACTTTACGACATCGGTGATGACCTTTCGTGGAAATCTTGGAAAAACCACACGCTACGACACATGAACGAGCGTATGAGATTGTACGAAACGGAAGGGTTTGAACACAAACTAGTCAAGATACAGTTAGGAGAAGACGCATGAGAAGATCAAAGAAGTCGGAACTCAGAGTCTTCAAACTTCGTAGCGGTGAAGAGATTATTGCGAAGGTTGCTGGCAAGTCGAAGGACAAGATCAAGTTGCAGCGTCCGATGAAGATCGTGGAAAACTATCAGACCGATCCTTTCACGGGAGCAAAGCGGCAGTTTGTCTTCTTTACAAATTGGCTCGGAAACACCGCAGAACTGTCTGCTGATATTCCGCTTGACTTCATTGTGGTAGAACTGTCTCCTGATCCTGACATGATCTCGCTGTACTCCAAGCAGACAGAAATAGAAGACACGAACAACACCCCTGCTCCAAAGAATCCAAAGTCTCTGTTTCCGAACATGAGCGAAGCAGACATTCAGAAAATGTCTGATGAGATTGACGAGAAACTAGAAGAGATGCTGAAGCAGTTGGCTAGCGAAGAACCGCAGGGATCTTCTGGAGGTGCCATAAATCCTATTCCAGTGGATTGGAATGCTTCAAATCCGCCCAATCCTCTTCCACTCACTCCACCGTTGCCGTTCATCAATCCTGGTATGGGAATTCCTCCGCGATTGCCAAATTCTATTCTGTTCAGCGTGAGCATTCCGCAGGACATACTTGCTGCTTGGGTAGAGAGTGGATTCATCGACTATCTCAAAGACAGCGTTCAAGATTTCATGACCACAGATTTTCTTGAAGAGATTATGAACGATGAAGAGGACGAGGTTCCGCAGAAGCCAAAGAAGAAGCGGAACAAGCGTGAAAAGATTTCCAAGGACGAGTGGAAAGAGCCGTCCGAAGATTTGAAAAAGAAGCCCAACTACGGGAACAGCCACGAAGACTGGTCGCCGTACCTGAAGGACTACTTGCCAGAGCAAGAGCCTCCAAAAAATGAAGATGAGGGTTGACAAAAACACTACATGATGGATAATGATCCGTGAAAGGCATACGATGGCAAAAAAGAAAAGTGAACATTACATAGACAATCAGCAGTTTTTTGAAGAGATGCGCGAGTGGAAGACTCTTGTGAATGCAGCAGACAAGGCGGGGTCGCCGCACCCGCCTGTCACGCACTACATTGGCGAGTGCTTTATGAAGATTGCGGAGAACCTGTCCCGCAAGCCGAACTTCATCAACTATCCGTATCGTGACGAGATGATCTCTGACGGCATAGAGAACTGCCTGCTGTACGCATACAACTTTGATCCGTCCAAGTCCAAGAATCCATTCTCGTACTTTACGCAGATCATCTACTATGCTTTCCTTCGCCGTATTCAGAAGGAAAAAAAGCAGGCATACATCAAACTGAAGAAGATTGAGATGAGCGATGTAGACTCGCAGATGAAGAAGTGGTTTCGTGAGAACTACCTGAAGGTTGGCGACAACTTTGAGACTCTGCCGACATTCCTCACCGAAAACGACATCAACTCGTTTGAGAAGAAGACAGGTGAGGCTGAAATCGTTGTGGACGAGCCACTAGAAAAGCCGAAGAAGACCACGAAGCCAAAGAAGCCTTCAAAGCCGAAGGCAAAGGTTTCAAAGAAAGGCAAGAAGAAGTGAAGATTGCCATCGTGACGGACACGCACTTTGGTGCGCGTAATGATTCCCCTGTATTCATGGAACACTTCATGCGGTTCTTTGACCGCGTGTTCTTTCC